ATGTTTACAAGCTTATGAAAAAACACAGCATCCCAGGCAGTAGTCATAAAAATAAATGTAAATACAGTTATTAATTATAACAAATAAAAGGAGAGATTGGAATGATTAAAAATATAAAACCTATAAACAAATTGAGTGTTGAGAATGAAGCTGGAGAATTAGAAGTTATTGAACATGGTACAATCCTTGAGGTTAGTTTAAAAAATAGAGAAGTTTTGATAGGTGAGCTTTGTTGGGTTGATGAAACAGCTTTCTTTATAAAGAGAGGCGAGAGAGAAATAGAAACTGAAATTGAGCTAAAGGAAGTAGAAAATATAGAAGTTTTAAAAATTAGGAAATCTTAAAAATTGAATATTGTAAATATAAAGGAGCTGAATATTATGTCAAAATTTATGGGAACCAATTATGAAATGGACGTTACTAACGAATTAGAAGTTATATTTACAAACGATGAAGAATTAAAAACACCAGAAGAACTTTTGATTGATACTATACAAGCAAGTTTCAACATGGGTTATGAGCAAGCTAAAGAATACAATAAGTATTTGAGAGGTTTGGCTATAGAGGAATTTAATAGGGGTTACGGGAGGCTTGCAAAATGAAAGATAAAACAGCAATTGGAATTGGGATAGTTGGAGTTTGGACAATGGCGGCTTTAAGCGGACTAACAGCCTCTATAGCAGTCGCAGGAGTGGCAACAGTAGTATTACTATCTAAGAGAAATAAAGCGTATTTAGAGCTTAAGAAAGCTGATAAAGAGGTAACGCTGGGGAAGTTTAAGTAGGTGATAAAATGAATAAATATTATTATGCAGTAACGCCACAACACGAGATATTTACTTTTAGCGGTAACTGTGAAGAAGCTGTAAAAGATTATATAAAGCATGTTAAGTCTTTTGGGTGCAGGATAGAAGAAATTAGTAAATACAAATATAAAAAAATGTTGGAGGAGGGATAAAATTGGCACTTTCTATATCTGAACAAAGAGAAGAAGCAATTAATCAGATAGCGGAAGAAAAGAAAATAAGCACAGAACAGGCAGCAGAGATATTTAGACAGCAAGAAAGGGAGAAATTTTGGAATGATGAATATGAGAAGGAGTGGGATTGATGTGGCTATAAACATGATGTGTATGAATAGCAGATGTAAATATTACTGGGAAGATAATTGCACTAGGAATATAAACGAAGAAAGAATTGAAATTGATGAAAATGGGAAATGTGAAACTTTTGAGTTAGGAGAAAGCGAGTGGTATATTGATTCTGCTTATGGAGAAATTGATCCGTTTGCAATATATCCATTTAAACTTTACGGCTCTGTTTTAATTTTAGACAATGAAATACAAGACAGCAAACTTTCAACTGAAAAAGCTGAAAAAATAGAAGATTTTCATACAATATGGCAAAAAGAAAGAATTCAAGATTATCAAATAGAAAATTTTGAATTTGAATGCATAAACGAAGATGCTATTCAAAAATTTAAAATTGAATTAGCAAAATGGATAAGCAAATGGAAGTACGCAGAAAATTACAGAAGCATGAAAGCATAATAAATTATGCTCACCTGTTCGATATAGGTGAGCATTTTGTGTTATAATTAAGTATGTAATATAGTACAAATCGGAGGAATGAGGTGAGTGAATGAATATCCAAGAAAAAGCTAATAAGCTTATTTACGCGCTAAGCTTAAAAGGATATATTTACTTAGTCAGTAAAGAACAGTTTTTCAGCAGCAAATTTGGCAAAGTTTGCACAAAACATAAATTATTTGAATTAATACCAGTAGAAGAATATAATTTAAGATTTCCAGACAATAAAAAAGATCCTAAAAAATGTACTGCGGTTAAACATGAAATGATTGAAACTTTTAAACCAATAGATATTTTATTATTGCTTGCTGATGAATATAAAAAAGTAGGTGATATTAATGGTTGAAATGACAGAAAAACAAAAGGCATTTTGTGATTATTACATAGAAACTGCAAACGCTACAGAAGCAGCAAGACTAGCAGGATATAAGGGGAAAAATTTAAATAGAATGGCATGCGAAAACATGACAAAACCATACATTAGGGAATATATAGAACAAAGATTGAAACAAATGGAGAATAAAAGAATTGCTGATGCTAAAGAAGTTTTGGAATATTTAACTAAAGTAATGAGAGGAGAGGAAAAGGATCAGTTTGGATTGGATGCTCCTCTTAGCGAAAGAACAAAAGCCGCAGAACTAATCGGGAAAAGATATGCTTTATTCAAAGACAATGTTTCAATTGATGCTAATGTAGGAGTTAGCATAATAGATGATATTCAAGAGGAAGAATAAGAATGAATACAAGGCTAAGTGATATAATTGCACCTTCTTTCTATGATGTGCATTTAGACATTAAGAAAAGACAGCATACTCATTATTGGGAAGAAGGCGGTAGAGGAAGTACAAAATCATCTTTTGTCAGCATTGAAATAATAGTTGGAATGACAAAAAACCCTAAAGCAAACACAGTCGTTTTAATGAAAGTAAAAGACTATATAAGAGATCAAGCTTTTGAGCAATTAAAATGGGCAATAGATATTTTAGGAGTTAGCCAATACTGGAAAATAAATATAAGCCCTTTGATGATGACTTATATACCCACAGGGCAAAAGATAATATTTAGAGGCGGAGACGATCCGAAAAAGATAAAAGGCACTAAATTTCATAACGGAAATTGTGAATATATATGGTTTGAAGAAGTTGACGCATTTAACGGAATGGAAGAACTGCGGATGATAATACAGTCTCTTATCAGAGGTAAGGATTCTAACCCAACTGTATTTTATACATTTAACCCACCTAAAAGCATTAAGTCGTGGATCAATCAAGAGGTAGAGCAACAAAAATTAAGAGCTGATACATTAGTACACCATAGTACTTATTTAACTGTTCCAAAGGATTGGCTTGGAGAAATATTCATAACAGAGGCGGAGCACCTAAAAAGAACTAAACCAGATGCTTATAAACACGAATACTTGGGAGAAGCAATCGGAACAGGTGGAGAAATATTCAGCAATGTAAAAACCGAAAGAATAACTGATGAACAGATAAACCGATTTGATAAGGTTAGAAGAGGCTTGGACTGGGGTTTTGCAGTAGACCCATTTACCTATGTTGTATGTCACTTAGATAGCACCAGGAGAAGATTATATATATACTACGAGCTTTATAAAGTTGGGTTAAGCAATAGACTTGCTGCAGATGGAATAAAAGAAGAAAATAAGCTTAATAAATTAGTAATTGCAGATAGCGCAGAACCTAAATCTATTCAAGAATTAAAAGATTTTAATATAAATATCAAGGGAGCTAAAAAAGGTCCAGGGAGCGTTGAATTTGGCATTAAGTGGCTTGAGGATTTAGAAGAAATAATAATTGACCCAGAACGTTGTCCTAATGCAAGCAGAGAATTTACATCTTATGAACTTGAAAAAGACCATAACGGCAACTTTAAGTCTAGATATCCAGATAGAGATAACCACACCATTGATGCGATTAGGTACGCATTAGAAGATGACATGGTGGAAAGAAAGTTCAGAGTAACAAGAGTATAATGTCGTAGCTCAAACGAACTACACTAAATCCATCTTTAACGAAATGTGATTAAGTAAAATCGTACAAAAATAATAAATTAATTATTGACAAGTACGCTATAGGGTAATATAATTAAATTGTGGGTAATCACTTAAAATGTTAGTGTGCTTGGCAAGCAATTCTAACCAGAGATTTGTGCAGTTGCACTGTGTAAAGTAACTGCATACGACAGGAATCAAAATCTCATATAATTCTCCTTTCCTTTCAATACCCTCGGTTAATTCCGGGGGTTTAAATATAAATTAAATAATCGGAGGCGATTTTTAAATATGAAAAAATTATCAGATACCACAGCTGAAACCTTGATTGAGTTTTACTTAACAAGAAAGTCAAAGCTTAAAAATAAAGTTAAAAAGAGAAATGAACTTTTAAATTCTATATCAGAAATAGATAGTGAAATTGAAGCTTTGAAAGACCAAATAATGAATGCAGAAATTGACTTGGGCATAAATTTAGAGGCTTTAGCATTAGCCAATGAAAACAAACAATTTGTAGAGAATATAAAGTTTGAGTTATGCATAGAAAAATTAAATGATTTTCTCAAAATATCGAATGATCTTATAATTAGATAAATGTAAAACATTGGTTTTAGCGCATATGTGAAGCTATGCGTTCCGACTTTGCGGACAATAAAATCAAAGATCATACTTGCATATAAGCTTAATATGCCGCTTCAAAAATTAAAGAAGGTGTTAACCTTCTTTTTTTATACCCTCATACGCCATTTATAGCCTCACAGTTAAATGAAATAACTTAACAAATGTATTTGTATTCCTTAAGATTAAAATTCAACCTAGAGCGTATAAATGACGTATAAAGATTATGACTATTTTTTATCTTTTATTCCTAATGTTTCTTTTAATGCTAATTGTAAAATAGCGGAAAAATTAACTTTTTTCTCAAGAGCAAGATTATCTAACCATCTAGGTATAGTTAAAGTTTTTTTAACTGCTTTATTTAACATTTCATCTCTTATTAATTTCATATAAACTTCAACAAGCACTGTAAAACAACCCTTATCAAGTTTTAATAATTCTGGAGCAGTTGGACTGGGAATCTCTTCTTTATCTTCTTCAAAACAATACAAATGCAGCTCAAGCGCATCTTTTGCCATTCTTAAAGCCTCTGCAATATCGTCGCCCTCTGTGATGCATCCAGGTAAATCCGGGAAAGTTACAGTATATCCACCCTCCTCACAGACTTCAAAAATAGCCGGGAAAATATATCTATCCATTCAAACACTTCCTTTCCATTGTATTATATACGTATAATAAAGGCGTGTCAATGCTTAAAGGTGTTCGGGGTTTGTTTAAAATAATGTACGATATTAGTTGATAAATATATTAAAATGTGGTATACTTGTGTTAACGAGGAGGTGACAGAGTGGAGATAGTAAAAGTACAGCTTCAAAAAACAAATGCTTTTATCAGTATCCCTAGAGAAATAAGAGAGACTTTAGGACTAAAAAAAGGTGATAAGATGCTGATGAAAATTGAGAACGGGAAAATAGTAGTTGAAAAGTGTTAGGGGGTAGAGGCGTGCTTAAAAAAATAAAAGTTAAGGCTGTAGCAGAAGTAATTATGACGGTATGGGTTCATGAAGATGTGATAGGCAATCTAGAAATTGAGGATATAGAATCGGTGGAAGATATTAAAGATATAAGCGAATGGGAGGAAATTGAATAATGAGTAATAATAATTCATCAAGTGGAATAGGTTTCACAGGTTTATTAACAATAGTTTTTATAACTTTAAAACTTCTTAAAATAATATCATGGAGCTGGGTTTGGGTACTTTCTCCAATTTGGATAACAGTTGTAATTGTTCTTTTAGTGTTGGTTATTGGGATTTTGGTGGGTTAAAATGTTGTCATGTAAATGCGGTTCAAAAGAATTTAATACAATTTACAATTATGCAAGCAAAGGAATTAAAAGAGTTCAATGTCTAAAATGTAATAGAGTATATGAATTTAAAAATGGCATTAGGATAGAAATAGATTTGTGTAAACCGTGGCAATTAACAAATCATAGGAAAGCGTAAATGATGGAAAAGGTAATTCAATTCTTTAAATATCTAATAGAGCAAAAGAACTTGCCAGAAGATCATGCAATTAATGCAGCTGCAAAGTATTACAATGTAAATAGATTCGAATTAAGGAATCAGCTATTAAATTTGAATGCAATTGAACCTGTTTCAAGTAATTGCGGACTGGAGCCAAATGATGAAAACTTAGATTTAATAGCTCAAGATATTAGTAAAGCTTGCTTAAGGGCAGAGAGGGGGAAAAGAAAGTGAAGGAAAACGGAAAATTTAAGAAAAAGAAGGTGAAGTTTTCTCAAGTTAGTAATGTGGCTTTACATGATAGTTCTCTATCTCTTAAAGCAAAAGGGCTTTATTCAATAATACAGTCTTATATAACATTGGATAATTTTGTTCTTTATAAAAGAACCTTAAAAAAATCATGCAAAGGTGGCGAAAAAATCTTTGAAGGAGCATGGAAAGAATTAAGGGATAAAGGATACTTGATACAAGAGAAACACAACTCTAAAGAAGGATTTTATTATATATATGATTTGCTTGACGAACCTAAGACCCCAGACCCCCTTTTCGCAGGTGTGGGGAACCCAGATGTGGGGAATGGGGGGTGTATAATAAATACTTACTTAAATAATACTGATATAAATAATACTAAAAAGAAAAAGGGAGATTTTAAAAAATCTCTATATATAGGGTTACAAGAGTATATTGATACATTACAAGAAGATAACATTGATAATTCTAAGACAGAAAGTATTAAATATTTTATAAATAAAAGAAAAAGAATATTTAATCTAGATACAATGCTAACAACAAATGTATGGGAAAATATATATAATAACTGGTTTAATGTAAGTGATCCATACAGTGAGGTTACTATTGATTATGAATTAAGCATATTGATGATTGATAATTTCTTTCAAACACAATTTGAAAGAAAAGATTGTGATTATTCAATACTCTTATACAGCAATAGTAGCGTTAAAAATATAAGATATCAAGAATGCAAAAATGAGGTGTAAAGATGCATGACTACAAGCTATTATGCTCTACCAAAAGAACTGAATACTATATATCTAAAAATGGTATGCTTGCAAGAAAAACTAAAAACACATTTAAGGAACTTGGGTATATAGAAGATAATATGAGCTTATATAAAAAGCTATGTGAATCAATTTAGAGGAGTTGATAAAGTGGATGATATAAAAGAACTTCCCAGTAAATACAATCTAAAAGACTTTATCCCGGTCCGATTAAACGAGGCTATTATTGCAAGAGGTTACGCCAGGAACGAAGTAGCAGAGGCGGCAGAGATAACAACAAAGCAGCTATGTGACATTTTGATGCAGGGCAAAGGTATAACGTTGGCTTTAGTAATAGAGTTTTCAACTATACTTGATTTTCCAGTTAGATATTTCTTTAAACCTTTGCCGCCGCGTTCGATATACGTTGATAGCATAACGTTTGATTTATAAAATGGAGGTTAACAGATGAATAAAAAAGATTTCTTTTGTATACTATTAGCGATTGCTATAACGATGATGATATTTATTATGAGCAACTTTGGTTTTATCGGTTGGCTTGTAATATTATCTTGGATTTTTGGACTGATTTATATAATATATGAGCAAAGTTTAGGAGGGAAAGAATGAATATTTTAGCAATTTTTATAATCGCAATCTATGCAATGACAGGCGTTTGTATATCAATTAAGCTTTTTAAAAAGCCAATAGGGAAAATCATAATGGCATTTTACTTTGCTATATTTTGGCTGCCACAAGCATTATCAACACATGTTGTTAGAAAATTAGATTTATAGTGTACTAAACATAAATTTATCGAAATTCGCTAAGATAGCGACTAAAGGAGAAGTGTTATGAAAACATTAGCTTATTGCTTTTCGTGCAATTTAGAGCATGATATAACTGAAATTGGAGCAAAACAGAAAGGAGTTAAATGCGAGTGTGGAGGTTATATTATATCTCCGTCTGGAAAAATAAACATGAAGTTAATTCCAGAGAACAATGAAGATGAAAAACTATTAGGATTTACAACACTAGAAGCTAAAAAAGATGAAATTTTCCCTAAAGTGTTTAAAATGGATGATTGTTCATGGGTTTGCGCTATGGACGCAGAAAAAGCCGTTGATTGGTACATTGAAACTACTGGATTAGATGAAGACGATTTGCAAGTAAAAGAATGCGATATAGATAAAGATACAATGTATTCAGAAACGACAATTTCTGAAATAATAGAACAACTTGAAAACATGAGCAATCACGACGAAACAAGTCTTTTAATAACAAGAAGAGGTGGGGAATTATTTGTAAAAGAATCTTTTAGAACAGTTATTAATTGCATGATTAACAGCTATGGTATTGAGTCAGTTGTAAAAGAGCCTTTTGAAATATGTTCTACTGAATGGTAAGAGGTGGATTAATGCCGACCGAGGATTATAAAGAAGCATCTTACACTATAGAGATAGATTGGAAAGGTGGCACAGTATGGCTTAACAATCATATCTCTAAAGAAAAACTGGTTATTTCAGAAAGGGATGCAGAATATATAAGCGATTGTTTTAAAAGTATTGAAGCTAAGAAAAATGGTGAATGGTAATCATCAACTTGAGAAAAAACTATAAAAGCGCAAACCCTGCAAACCCTGTATAATTAATATATATATATAGGGTTTTATTCTTTGATAAGGAAGTGAAATTATGTTAAATAAAATAGTTGAAATAGAGCCGTTTATTAAAATATCACAAGTTGGTTTTGTTGAGGTTAGCGAAGATTTATTAAAAAATAATAGCGAAAATTTATTAAAAGTTTTTGGCAATATAATTATTTTAAATGTTTACGATTTAAAATGTGGAATTGTAACTTATAAATGCATATCAAAACATTTTAGAGAACTGCAAGCTGGCGAAAATATACCGTACTATAATGTTGCATATGTTTCTAATACTGAAAGATGCATATTTGAAGAAAGGAAGTGAGTTAATGAACTTTAAGAATATATTTGAATTGAAAGCTTTAGAGAAAAAACAAAATGTTATTTTAACTAAAATAGTTGAGCTGAATGGCGGCAAATCAGCGCAATATATAAAGTCTAATTATGAATCTATTGCAAAAGAAGGCTATTCCGGGAACTACATAATAGGCAGATGCATAAATGAAATTGTAAGAGCGGCAGTGCAATTAGATTGGAAGGTTATGAGGTACAATAAAGATAATAAGCCAGAGGAAATTCCAAATCATCCAGCAGTGCAGATTATGGAGAAACCTAATCCAACAACAACAGAGGCAGAATTAGTAAAAAGAGCAATCATCTATTATTATCTTGCTGGTGATGCTCCTTTTGTAAAGATAACCGCAGGAAACAGGGTAAAAGAATTATATGTGCATAATCCCAGAAAAATAAGCGTTGAACTTACTGGAAATGTAGAAGAACCGTATCGAGGCATAAGCTATAATGGTCAAATTCAGAAGGATATAGAATCCAAAAATTTTACACTTTGGAAAAACTTTGACCCATTGTGTGCCTTTGATGGATTAGGGAGAGGGATTTCACCTTTGGAGCCAATTTTAAAAAACGGTGATCTTTTGAATTTATATCTTGAGTGGGGCAATTCTTTATTAAATAACGGCGGCAGCTTAAGCGGAATAGTAGCAATAGAGGAAACATTACAAGACCCGGAATATGAAAGAGCAAAAGCAGAACTTAAAAATGAACATCAAGGAGCTGGAAACGTAGGTAAATTTTTATTACTGGAAGGTGGGGCAAAGTATTATTCCACCGGCAGTAATCCACGTGATATGCAATGGGTAGAAGGTAAAAATAGCACAGCAGTTGACATAATGGTGGGAATAGGAGTTGACCCTCTTATACTTGGATTTAATGAACATAGCAGCTATAATAACAAAAATGAAGCTTATAAAGCTCTGTATACAAATTTAGTAATACCGTTAATGAGAAGTTTAGCGGATGAACTTGGACCATTCTTAGGATTATTAGAAAACGAATATCTCGATATAGACTATAGTAAAATACCATGCCTCCAGGAAGACATAAAAGAACTAACAGACAGACTGCAGAAAGCAGACGACCTAACCATTAACGAAAAAAGGCAAGCCAGAGGACTGTACCCTTTACCAGGAGGCAATATAATCGTAAATAATAACTTTATACTCAAAGACGGCAAGCTGTATAAGCCAGTTAGTCTCCAGGACATAGATATTGACAGCGAACCCCAGGACGAAAACTTACTACAAGATGATTCAAAATCTTTAATATATTGAGTAGGTGGTCAAAGTGGCTGCTAAAAAATCAGATAAAGCATTACTGAAAACATATGACAGCATTATACGCCCTTTAGAGCGGTTATTTGAGAAGGTAATACTAAAGGTGCTAAGACAGCAAAATAAACGTATGGTGAGCGCGTTAAGGCGGTTCATAAGCGAGAAAAAAGAGGATAGCAATATAACCGAAGAAGAAGCGGAAAAACAAGCCGAAAAAATAGCAAATAACTTTTACGACTTTGATAAAGATGTTGCAGTTATTTTAAGTATATTGATACCGATTTATTTGCAAGCCGGGGAATTGGGAAATGTGCAATTTAACACAATACAATTTGGCATACAAGCCACAGCGGATAAAGGTGTATTATTTGCAATAATCCGTGATGATTATTTAACATGGCTCCAGGAGTATGGCGGTAATAAAATAGTGCAAATCAATGAAACCACCAAGGAAATAACTAAGAGGATAATCAAGGAAGGGCTTTTAAATGGTGACGGGGTAGAGGCTATAGCAAAGAATTTAAGCGATAAAATAGAGGAATACTCTTTATTCAGAGCTAGAAGGATTGCGTTAACTGAAATGCATAACAGCTATATGAGAGGCAATTTCATGAGTGCAGAGGCAAGCGGCTTTAAATATAAAAAGTGGGTAAGTTCTAAGGATAGTCATGTGCGTTCTGCCCATCAAGCTATTAACGGTAAAATTATAAAAATCAACGAAGATTTTTTACCAGGGTTAGGTTATCCGGGAGATCCAAGGGCGGATAAAAAGCTCACAATAAATTGCAGATGCATTTTAATTTATACAGATAAAAAATAATATTAAAATGTTGCAATTGTAATAATTACATGTTAGAATATTGTTAATGTAAACAACCCTGCTAATTCGAAGCCCTAAGTTCCTACTTGGGAGATTATTAGATGATGTGGGGTTAAATAGTCGGAACGGAGACATTAAACCTGTATCCATGCCAGAGAAAACTGCGAAAAATCACTCCGAGAGTAACGGAATTAAAGAATATTACTCATGCGCTTGTTACCTTGCTGGACGAATGTGCCAGCCGAATTTTTAAAAAAAGAGCAATACCAAACTGCGGAATGGTTAGCTCTTTTTTTATTTAAAAATGCTATCCTAGCTCTTTTCACGTCCTTTTTCTATATGCGTTATAATTAAGATATAGCATAAAGGAGTTGATAAGATGGCACAACCATATGAATTTACACTTGATTATAAAATATTTAAAGGTTATCCAGTGATGATATATACCAAAGGCGATGCAGAGGCGACACCGATGATTATAACCTTAACCGATAGAAATATAGCAGAGAATTTAACTAATAAATACGTAACGGTAACAATAAAACGACCCGATAATCAATCTTTTGTTTATACTGCAAATATTGTAGCTCAAAATAAAATAAGCTTTACACCTAATCTACAAGCATTAAATACTCAAGGCATAGTCTTAGCAAATATACAAGTGTATGAGGATAATATAAGAGTTTCGACCACTAGATTTCAATATCTTGTAGCAGGCGAATTAATAAATGGCGAACTTGTTGAGGATGATAGCAATTTCCCAGTGTTGAGTAATTTAATTGATGATGTAAATGAGGCTAAAGAGGACATTGGTGTTATCGGAAGTTTAAGCGAAGATTTAACTGAAAAGATAGATGATGCCGAGGCAATTGACGGAACTTTAGCAAGTAGAATAACAAGCGGCAATACTCTTAAAAATAATTTGGATACCAATATTGCAACAGGGAGTACATTGCACACTAATTTAACCAATGATACAACTGCAGCTAATACCGCAAAATCTAACTTGGATGTGAGCATAACAACCGCAGGAACTACAAAAAGCGGACTTGATGCAAGTAATTCTACCGCTAATAGTACAAAAACCACACTGGAAAATACTATAAGCGATGCAGATACAGCAAAAGAAGATTTAGAAAATGTTATTGCTACTGCTGACACTACGACTTATGCGACTAAGGGCGAGATAAATGCTGTTAATTCGGAATTGGCAGAAAGGGTACAACAAATACAACTTGACTATTATAAATACATGTATGGCTATTTTCAAAAACCAGATGATTTTAAGCCAACATTACCATGTAATTTTTTTAGAGATAGCAATGGTAAAATGCAAAATGATATGGACTTTAGTCAATATACGGGTGGAACAAAAATATATATAAACCTTGACACAGGCAATGATACAACAGGAAATGGAAGTCAAGCTACACCTTATAAAACATTAGCAAAGGCTTTTACTATTGCAAGTACAGGAGACGCAAAATCGGAAATTATAGTATTGAGCGACACACCTTTTATGAGAGATGAAAGTGCTGTAGCTATGGCGATTACGAATAAAACTATCGCTTTAGTTCCACAAAACACAACTAATAGAATAATAATAACAGGCGGTCAGCGTTCTTTGGCTTGGACTTCTGATGGTAGTGGAACTTATCACACCTCAAGAACTAATGCTAAACAAGTTATTGACTTTACTTCAAAGGATTCTGACGGAGCATATATACCCTATACACCTGTTAGTTCAATAGCAAACTGTCAAGCACTTGCAGGTTCTTGGTATACGGATGGCACATTGGTTTATGTTCACACATTAAACGGAGCAACACCAACCGATTCTACGATTTGTGTTAACATGACAAGCATAAACACATTTTCACCTCAGCTTTTAGGGACTTCAAAGTTGTATATTAAAAACTGTGATATTGCCACAGCTCCTCCAATGCGACCTAGAGGAGATTCAACAGGTGCAACAGTAGTGGGGGATTTTGTGGCAGAAAAATGTACATTTTCTAGTGGTTATAAAGCATATGGAGACGAAACAAACGGAAATTCTGTACAAGTCGAAAACATCAAGAATACTTATTTGTTTGATTGTGTGTCATCATATTCTACAAGAGATTGTTTTAATTATCATTATATGAATGTTCCAAGCTTAAATCGAAGAGATTGTTTGGTTATTGAATATAACTGCAATGGTAAGGATGCAGGAGTTACTTCAACAGATGTAAATAATAATATTAGCACAGCACATGAAGGTATAAGTATAATAAGATTTACTACAACAGGAGTAAACGCAAGCATACCTCTTGCAGATGTTGATGATTGCTATTCTATATGCGTTGATTGCGATATGAGTGGAGCAAGATATACAAGTGGCACATATTACTTTGGATATGGTACTAACGGACAGGGTAAAGCAATAGTTATAAACTGTAAGAGTGATGGAGATGCAATAGGCTTAAAAGCAGATGTTAATACATATATTTATAAATTTACTGGCAATATTGCAAATACAGGAAAGCAAGTAGTTATCGCTTAGTGGACAATAGGAAAAAAATACGAACCAAAGAGAGCTAATCACTCTCTTTTTTATTTACAAAAATGTCCGATTCAACTTTACAAGTAAACTTATATAGGATATAATGTAATAAAGTAATAAAGTACAGAGGTGAATTGATATGAGATTATGGCATGAGGATTTAATAACATTACTACCTAAAAAGCAAATTGGAGGTCAATGGAGCGAAATTATAGGTATGCTTGGGAAAGGGTGGGGCAAAAAGCATAGAGTTGTTGATCATGTTTTCACTCACACAAAATATGATCTATTGTTATTTGCACATTACATTTACAGAGAAGGCAGAAAAAGAGGTTTTAATTTTAATTATAGTTTGTTAGGTAAAGCTTTAAGCAGAAGCAACACAGGCACAGCAGCAGAAAGAAGGGAAATGCTTTCTGTATGTAGGCAAGCAGCATTAACAAGCAAGATTTATAAAGAACACGACAACAATTATTTGCTTGAATGTATAGAAAATTTAAAAAATAAAGGGATAGAATTCGAGGAGGAGAGGGAATGAATATTAAATTTATAGCTTGGGATATTGAAGATTCAATTATGCTTAAAGGAAGTTCGGTAGTCATTGGAAGTAATGACGATGCTTATTTTTTAGATGGCGATGGAGAATGGAAAGATTGTGGAGACAGAGTGAAATTAATGCTTTATAGTGGGATAACAGATAAAAACAAAGAGGAAATTTACACTGATTTTATAGTTAAACGAACTTCTATGGCTCCAGGGGGGATTGATTTTGTTGGCTTGGTTACTTTTGCAGAGGGTAGATTCTGGATTGATAACGGGCAACAGGCAGTACCGCTATTTAGCGAAGCTGACGAGCTGGATATACTGGGGCATAGGTACGAGGAATCAGAGAAGGTTGAGAAGTGGCTGGGGTTATAATTTATTACTGAATTTGAATTTAATACGAAATAAGAGGTGTATACAAATGCCAAAAGTTTTTGAAGTTAAATTATTAGAGGATTATGATGTGAATACAAATGATTTCACATATGTAAAAGGTCAAGTTGTTAGTGTTACAGAATTAGAAAGTTTTAGGGATAATTATGCAATTTATCATAATTTAACAGAATGTAATATTTTAGATTGGATACCTAAGAAAATAGTGAAAATAATTTAATTCTTAATACAAGAAATTTGAGAATTAACAACTTACCAAAATATGTTATAATTACATCAAGTGGGAGAAGATATTTGCAACATCTTCATACACCGTACCTCCGAGCGGTTCCCACTTATATAAAAATATCGGAGAAACATTTTTCGGAGGATTACCAATATCGGTAGTCCTTTTATTTTAAGACTTTTAAAGAGTCTTTTTTATTTTGTACGATATTTATTTACTTAACTATTGCATAATGTACGTTATTACTTTATAATGTAAGTATAAACATTAAAGAGGTGGTAAATTGGCTAACAAAGAGACAAAACCAAGATTTGTCGCTGATTGCGATTCAGAACTAAAAAAGGAAATAAAAACTTTCTGCGTTAAGGAAGGAATAGATCTAAAAGATTTTGTTATTTCAGCAATACTTGAGAAATATGAAAAAGAAAAAGATTAATATATGAGGAGGTGGAAACCATGGTAGGGAAAATAGTGTGCGACGTATTCCCATACCACAGTTTTAAGCAAAAAATAAGATTAACAAAAGAATTAAAGCATAAGGGCAGAATTGAGGTGTTTAATAATGCCTTTATCCTCTGTTACTATTATACCAAAAATTCCAATAATAAAAATTAACGGCATGGTGAGAAAAATTATAGATTATGAAGATTACGAAGATGATGAAATTGAATATTCTCAAGAAGAAAAAAGTCAAGTAATTGGAGAATTGCAAATAGGGTTAATGCTTAACGAGATTACTATTTGTACAAGCAAAAGCAAGCTTAAGGGATGGTGGTCAAACATACAAATGAAAAAGGAAAATATTAACGGCTGGAAAGAATACTGTCCAAACATTAGCGGTCAAGATTTAATAGAAATAGCGAAAGAGCAGGGGTTTAAAATATGATGGATGCAGAGAAAAGAAAAAGAGAAGCTTTATTCATGTATAACATGTTAAGAAGAAGAAAAATTAATAAACAAAAGAAAATTGATAGGGATAATATAGGAATAGTTGTGGATTATTTAGAAAAAGGCAGACGTAGAGGACATAATCAAAATAGGATTTATAAGGCTTATTAAGAGTAAGGGGTGATGAAATGAAGATTCTTTATATATTTATAGCAATTCATTTTTTAGCTGAATTTATAGCAAATATAAGGAAAGACAAAACAGCGACCGATATAATTAGTTCTGTAATTTTCTTTCTAATTGAATGTTGTTTTATGGTAAATATAATTAATTATATTTTTAAATAAGGAGAAATAAATTGAAAAAAATATTAATAGATACAATATTTATTATGTGCTGCATAGGTATGCTTGTAGGCGGTTCATACACAATAATTCAAACTGGCTATAAATATGTTGATATATTTAATACTTTTGGGTTAGTGAATATTTTAATTTATTTTTCAGTTGGTATTTTATTTTATGGATTAGTATTTTATATTTTCTACTTAATAGATGTTAAAGTAAGAAAAATTCTTAAAAAGGAAAGTGCAAATGATAATTTAGTAAATAAATCAGAATATGACGAAAAGGTTGAAAGACTAAATAAGATGGCAGAGGAATGCGATAAGTTACTGGCAGAAACAAAGGCGTATAAAGATAAAACAATTGAATTATTAAATCAATGCGAAAGAAGGTAAAAAATGAGAAGATTTTTTGGAATGATGCCTAGCGCAGAAATTGAAATGGAAAAACAATATAAGGATAAAAACGGATATAGAATAACAATTCAATCTGGTCAGCATGGTTGGACTGTTATTTACACAGATTCATCAACAGAATATAAAGATATAGATTGCACAACGGATGAAAACTTTAAAGCTGCTTATAATTTAGCAACAAGTAGATTAGGGGAACTAACTGAAATACAAGATTTAAGGAGTAATTCTTTATGAATATACAAGAATTTGCAAATAAATTAAACGGTCGAGAGTATGGCTTTGAAATAACAAAAGAGGAAGAAAAAGAAGCAGAATACTTAGGATATGTTGTAGTATTCGGATATTCTGATGACAATATCGAGTTCAGAGGAGCTATTAATGACGAGATTGGTTGTTATGGTGCTAAAAGAGTATATTTAGATAAAAACGGAATAATTGAAAAATGCGAATGTCATTGTAAATACTGGGGAAAAGCAAAAGAAAATGCTAAAACAATAAAAGCTGTATCAAATGATGATGATTGCTTTGAATTTTATTGGCACTACGAAACAGATATTCCTCATGCTACATTTGAAATTTATGAAAATGGAGAGGATTATTGTAAAGGAATAGTTTTTGATATGAAAGAATTAAATTAAATTCGAAACCGCGTAGCTATACGTGGTTTTGTTCGTTATAAGCTAATATTTTAAAAATGTGTTATAGTATTATTAGTTAATCTATATCTTACGAGAAAGGAGGAAACTTCTTGAAATTGGAATTTAAAGAATTAGAATTAAAAGCTATAGACGACAAGGGCAGTTTTCAAGGAATAGCTTGTAAATACAATAATGTCGATAGCGCAAATGATAGATTATTAAAAAGTGCTGGTAAGTTAAACAACAATAAAGAAGTACCTATTTTATATCAACATGAGGTTAATGACGTTATAGGAAAAGGAACTCTTTCAGACGGCCAAGAAGGAATTATGTTAAGTGCAAAATTATTTCTTGAAAAAGATGATAGTGGTAATATGATTTTTCCTTTAGCTCACAAAGCCTACGAATTGGCTAAAAAAGGATTGTTAAAACTTTCTATAGGTTATCGCACAAACGATTCTCAATATAAGACAGAGGGCGGCAAAACCGTCAGAGAATTAAAAGATATAGAGGTTATGGAGACAAGTATGGTGCTATTTGCTTGTAATGAAAAGGCTGTAATAACCAGCGTAAAACAGGAGGGAGGTAACAAAGTGGAAGAAAAAGCAATGGGGTTTGCGGACTTGTTAAAAGTTCAGCAAGCTAATGACATGAGGTGGAAACTCCAAGATGCTTTAAACATGAGTTTCAGAGCATTGATGGAAGATGACACAATGACAATAGAACAAAAAATTACTCAACTTGGCGCAAATGTAGACGAGTTTGCAACAGCTTACAAAGAAAATATGAATTTACTTCTTCAAGCAAGTGCTAAAAACAAAGTAGCTAAAAAAGAGGTTTTTGACATTTTAGAAAAAAAAGAAGCTGCGGAACTTGAAACAAAAGCAGGCAAAAAGATTAGTAAGTTAAGCATGGAAAAAATTAAATCAGCCATCTCTGCTTTATCTGGATTGATTGACAATGTAGAAATAGAAGAAGAGGACGACAAAGGTTGCGGCACTAAGACAGGAATGAAAGAAAGTACGGTAGTGGTTGAAACTAAGCAAGAACCGAACAAAGATGATATAATAGAGCTAAAGAGTGAGGAACTCGATGAAATAAGCAAATTATATAAAACAATAAAGGGAGGTAACAAATAGATGTCAGATATAAAAGATATGATTTTTGAAATGAATAATACTTTTAATCACTTAAAAGAGGCAGTTGAAAAGAAGGCAGGAACAGAACAGATAGAAAAGATCCAGGATGCGCTTGACGCAATAGAAGTTAAGATGCAAAGAGTAAACTTCACTCCTTCCCAAACCGAGGGAAAAGGACTTTCCAAAGAGGAAATAGAGTACAAGTCAGCTTTCAATAGCTATGCTGTAAGCGGTGCAGTTAATGATCATCTTGAAAAGAAAGCTATGGCAAGTGACAGCAATCCAGATGGTGGGTACATGGTTCCTTTCACTATGGCTAATAACATAATTGAAAGAATAAGACAAATGTCTCCTATAAGAGCGATTGCTAATGTAGTTAGTATTACAAACTCAAATGAGTACAGAGTGCCAAGAGAATCAACAGATGATTTTGGAGCTGGCTGGGTAGGTGAAAGAGAATCAAGACCAACAACCGACAACGGTAAGTTGGAAATGGTTAAGATTCCGCTTAATGAGCAATATGCACAACCCGGAATTACTAGAACGCTTTTAACTGATAGTGCTTTCGGTTGGGAAGGCTACATAAATAGAAAGATCGCTAACAAACTTGCTAGGATGGAAGCTACTGCTTTTGTATCTGGCGATGGAGTTAACAAGCCTATGGGATTCTTGTATAATTCAACAACTCAAGGAATAGAAGTTTTAGAAAAAGCTTTAACTTTTGATGGGTTAATGGATCTACAAGCTGCATTGTTAGAAGAATATTTACCTAATGCAAGCTGGTTATTAAATAGATTAACCTTAAGAGATATAAGAAAGCTTAAGGATTCTCAAAACAGATACTTATGGGAACCTTCAACGCAAGTTGATAAACCAAATACTATTCTTGGATTCAATTATAATCTTGCAACTGATATGCCTACGCCTGGTACTAATGCTTTATCTGTAGCTTTTGCAGATTTCAGACAGGCATATACCATAGTGGATGGTGCTACAATGTACACTCTAAGAGATGAATATACTGCAAAGCCTAATATACTCTTTTACACAACCAGAAGAGTGGGCGGCGGCGTAGAAATGCCAGACGCTATTAAAATATTAAAGCAGTCTTAAAAAAGGGGGTATGAAGCAATGAGAAAAGATTTAGTACATGATATAAAAGTTGCTCAATGTGTAGTGGCTCAAACTTTAACAGCTACTACAACAGGAACAGCGGTTGATATGTCTGGATACGAGGCAGCTACATTTATAATTAATGTAGGGACTGGAGTGTCTACAGATAATAAATTAACTGTTAGTTTAGTAGAGGGTGCGGCTAGTGATTCTTTAACAGATGTTGCAGCAGCAGATCAATTAAATGCTAGTTTTGACATAACAGCAGTGGGAGTTTATAAAATAGGATACAGAGGGGTAAAACGATATGTAGCAGTGAAATTGACTGAAACTGGTACTGTATCAGCTCCAGTGAGCGTAACAGGAGTATTATCAAGTGCAAGAGTTGCACCGATAGCATAATATGATTGAGCTAATAGCAAAAGAATATTTCTACGCTGCTGAAAATGGCATAAATACAAGATTGTATGTAACTGATGAAATTATAAAAACTGACAGCAAAGAGTTTGCAGAGCTTTTAATTAAAAAAGGTCATGCCAAACTTGATGAAAAGTTAGAAACAAAAGTTATTGAAGTAGATGAAGTTAAAACCACTACAAAGGCAAGAGGTTTAAAAAGAAATAGTAAAATTGAATAGTCTCCTTTTGGGGACTATTTTTTATAGGAGGTGTTTAAATGTTAAATGAAAATGCTTTATGCACTGTAAATGAATTAAAAAGCTTTATGAATTTAGATATATTCGATACTAACAAAGATTGGCTTTACGAAGTTTATATAAATGCTGCAAGTGATGCTATAGAAAAAGAAGTAGGAAGATATATTTTAGCTAAAGACTACATTGAAAAGTACGCAGGAACTAACACAAATGAATTAGTTTTAAAGCAACGTCCAGTAAACTCTGTAGAGGCTATAAGCTTTGTAAATAACGGAGAGGTATATTGTACTCTTGAAGAAAATACGTACACTGTAGAGGCTAAAAGCGGTGTTATATACAATGATAATGGGTGGTTTAAGCAAGGCAGTTCAATTTTAATGAGCAGAAAAATAACTTACCCAACCCAACATATAAAAGTTGAATATAATGCAGGATATGCAGAGGCTCCTGGAGATTTAAAATTGATATGTCTGCAAATATGTTCGGATAGTTATACTTTTGATAACAGCGATGCAGGAAAGTTAAAATCATATTCGATAAGCGACATAAAAGAGGAATATAGGGATGATGTAAGATTTTCTGAAATGCAGCTTAAGACCATTAGGAAGTATAAAGGTGTGAGATTCTAATGGGAACGACAGTGAAGAAAACTGTACAAACGGATAACCTTAAAAACTTGCAACAGATTATTAGGGAATTAAATAATAAAAAAATCAAAGTCGGTATCTTTGGGAGCGCAGGAAGTAAGATGCTTATGATAGCAACAGTGAATGAGTATGGCGTCGATATAGTTATTACCCCTAAAATGCGTTGGTGGTTACACTTTAACGGACTGCATGTAAAGAAGACAACTACACAAATTCATATACCAGCTAGAAGCTTTATAAGAGCTACAATTAACGAAAAGCAAGACGAAATTAATTCATTTGTGAAAGCAAATTTGGATTTATTATTTACTTTTCAAATTACTACAAAACAGTTTTTAGATAAAGTCGGACACTATCTTGTTGGATTAACTCAAGAAACCTTGACAGACTTAAATAGTCCGAAAAACCATCCTTGGACCGTAAAAAGGAAAAAAGGCAAAGATAATCCCTTAATCAACACTGGTCAATTAAGAGAGAGTATAGTATTTGAAATTGAATAGAGGTGATGTGTTTGGACCGAATACTAGAAAAATATAAAAAAGATTTAATCCTAATTACCAAAGGAACTAAAACCTTCAATCGCGACAAAGGTATATATGAATACAGTGGTGATATAGAAACAGCTTTTAGAGGTGCCATATTACCTCTTTCAGAAAAGGATCTAAAAGCTATTTCAGAAGGCGGTTATTCAATAGATGATAGAAAACTATATACAAACATAGATTTAGAAAGCAATTCTAAAATAATGGACGGCGATAAAATTTATTCGGTATATGCTGTGAGAAATTATGATATAGTAGACCCTAGTTTTAAAAGATATTACATGAAAAGAGTTGATAGCATAGATGGTTAACGTAAATTCGATATGGGAAGAACTTATTAAACAACTCAACGGAATAAGTAATGCCTACACTTTTATTAAATCCAATATTCTGCATGACATACCGCCTTATCCTTATGTCACTGTAATGCCTTTAACGCCTTATAGGCGCGACAAAGATATGTTAAGAGGCACAATCACTCATGAGAACGTAACAGACCCTACAAAGGTCAAAATCGTTAAGACGGAGAATCCTAAAATGATATTTTCATTTAATTGCTATAGTGATAATCTACCAGAGGTTTTTGATGTTCTGAAAGCCACTACCGAATATTTAACTTTTATCGGACAGCAAGAGCTTAGCGATAATGGTATAATAGTGTTAGAATGTGAGCAAATAAACGACCGAACAAGCTTTATGGAAGTAGATTACAAATATTGCTGGGGGTTTGATTGCACTATTCGGGTAAGCGATATTGTGACAATGAATGTTGACTCGATTGGAAGTATTGAAGCTATCGACCAAACGAGTGGCGAAATAATTGAAATGTAGAGGGAGGTAAATAGAAATGACTGATATAAATGTATCTATAACAGATGCAACGCAGCTTGTTAGTGAAGCAGGATTTGGATTGCCGCTAATAGTTGGAACTGCTGCAGCACATGCGTATGAGGAGTATGATATTAGCTCTAATTTAACCGCAGTGGTAGCGGATTATGCAGACACTACAGAGGTTTATAAAATTGCTGCTGCGATTGCAGGGCAAAGTCCAAGACCTCAAAAATTAGCTATATTTGGCTTAGATATTAGCTCAAGCTCAACTAAGCCTGCTGATGTAACCGCGGCATTAAATACTCTTATAACAACAAATAACAATTGGTATAGATTATTGCTAGAGGATAAGACGGAGGCAGTTATTGCCGCTGTATCAACATGGGCAGAAAACAATAATAAGATGTTTTATACAGAGTTTGCAAATACTACTTTTACTACAGATTTTTCATCAAAAAACAGGACTGTGTTAGGTTACAAAGAAAATACAGATAGATTAGATGCTGCAATTGTTGGTTATGCATCTAGCAGAATACCAGGAAGCTTTACTTTCAAATTTAAAAATCTTGCAGGAATGACAGCGGATGCAATAACCCCTACAGAGTTAACTGCTATTCAAACCAAGAAAATGAATTCTTATTTCAAGAAATTTGAAGTTCAAGGACTTGGGAATGCACAGCTTGACGGTGGTTGGGTTGCAAGCGGTAAATTCATAGATCAGATAGAGAGTAGAGATTGGGTAAAGTTTAGAATAGAGCAAGAAATAGCAACGCTATTAACCTCTACTGCTAAAATACCTTACACAAACGCAGGAATACAACAAATAGTTACTGCAATATCAGCAGCTTTAACAGATGCTACTGCAAATGGAATTATAGCTACTAATGATGATGGTAGCGCAGCTTATGTTGTTAATTATAAAACAGTAAGCGAAATTCCAACAGCAGATAGAATCAATAGGAAAGTAACTGGAATCGCATTCACCTATGTTGAAGCAGGAGCAATTCACGAAACAACTGTAACTGGCGCAGTTGTATTAAATCTATAAGGAGGTGTAAAATATGAATTATTCTTTTCAAGATGTTAATCTTTTAATAAAATCAAGTTTAGGGAGTCATTTTGTGACAGGTTTTAGCAATGGGAGTACAATCACGGCAGCTAGAAATAGCGACAAATATACACCTCATGTCGGTGCAAAAGGAGATACTACATATGCCAAAACCAATGATAACAGCGGAACCATTGTATTTACTTTAAAACACGATAGTCCTAGCAATAAAATTTTGTACCAACTTGCTGCAAGTGATGATTCTTTCTTTGCGCAAATCGTTGATGGTAATGATATATCTAGATCAAAAGCAGGAGGCGGCGAATGCGTAATCATGAAGCCTGCTGATTATGCAAGAGGCACAGAAATTGCAGAACAGGAATGGACTATTTCAATACCTAATTTAGATATGAAGTACGAATAAAATAAATTAATCGGAGGGAATTTATGTTAAATACAACATTTGATTTATTATTAGAAAAAGATGGAGAAAAGCAAATTGTTAAAGTAACAGTGCAAGAAATTAATCCTTTTCGTTTATCTGATGTGATGACCTCTGCATTAAATGTGCAGAATATGCAATATCAAGTAGGAACTTTAGCGGAAAAGTTTATAGAAAACATTGTAATAAGTCCTAAAGATTTAAAGCAAAGGATTGAAGATGCGGACAATGCGCAGCAAGCTATAACAGATTTTGTTATAGAAGTTAGGTCGTTTTGTGACAACCCAAAAAGATATTGCTTATTACAAACAGAAGGCAAAAATAAATTTAAGGACTTGGAGCCTAGTAATTCCTAATTTAACATATACAGAAATGCAAACAATGAATACGGAAGAGTATTACACTATGCTTGCTGCATCCGAGTTAATTGAGGAAGAAATGGAAAAGCAAAGAAATAAAAAGTAAGAGGGTAAAATTATCCTCTTTTCTTTTATTTTGTAAATATGTTATAATGTACTTATTAATTTTTGGAGGGATTTTATGGATAATAAAATAAGGTTTTATAATAAAGAATGGTTTATGTGGCTTACTCTTGTTTTTATTGCACCTATTGGAATTTTTCTATTATGGAAAAACGGTAAAGTTAATCCAAAAATAAAGCCTGTTTTGAGCATAGTTTCTATTTGCTTATTTTTATCAGCCTTAACGGCTAATAATAAAGATACAACAAATGCTGTAACGCCAATAAATAATAGCAGTAAGCAAGTAATAAACGAACCTATTGAAACTAAAAATAATGAACCTAAGTTTGACTTTACTAATGCAGATCTAACAAAAGAAAATATACAAAAAGCTGTAGAGCCAGTATTGAAAAAAGGAACACTTGCTAGTGTTGATTACATAATCGAGAAAGAAAAGAATATTATTGATGTTTTTGTTGATCCAGGAACTACTTGGGATGAAAAATCTTTAGTCAAAAGTAATGCAGTTGATGCTGTAGCAGTTATGGAAATATTATTTAAAAATCCTAAAGTTGATAAAGTTTGGTTATGGACAAAAACAGACATGACAGACCCTAAAGGAAATACAACAAAGGAAGATGTTGTAAATGTCTCGCTAACAAAAGAAAATGCAAAAGACATAAATTGGGCAAAATTTAAAGATATGGTTTACTTGGATTACAATAAATTATATAATATAGCTGATAGTTTCTTTATTCATCCAGGTATAAAAAAGAATTTAAAATAATTAAAGAGCGGTCACCCACTCTTTACAAATAAAATTAATGTGTTATAATGTACATAAGTTAGTTTGATGACACCTCGCCAAAGGTGTTATTTTTTTATACTCCATATTTGATAGCCATTTCTTTGACTATTGTTATATAAATTTCTCTTAAGCGAGGCTCATTTTCTAAAACGTCTAATATGTTAATTTTATCAATTTTGTTTTTAGCCATTCCGTTCTTTGCCGCCCTCTCCTTAAGATTTAGTATTAAAACACTTGGGCGGCATTTGCCACGCTCTTTTAATGCGTTGTAAGCTTCATCTTTTGGCTTTTGGTAATCTTCAAGTTTCATGCCTATTTTGCTCAATATTTTATTAGTCTCTTTTCTCCATTCTGCTTGAGGATTTATTAATATAACTTCTCTTATGGTTTGAATTTCTTGCTTAGTTTCTTGAAATATTTCTGTCATTTGTTTATTGTATATTTCCTGTTCTGCTATAGATTGGCTAAGCTTAAGAATTAATTGCGTTTCTAGACTTAATTTGGTAGTATCAATAGACGACTTTTTAAGTTTTTCTTCACAGTTGATAAAATAATTTCTATACTCATGTGATTTTTCTGTTCGTGCCATCATAGCTATATGTTTTGCAAATTCTAAAGATATTGCAAAATCCATTGTTTCATTACCTTCCGCATTGTGCGGAACCCCTATCCAATCAATGTTTTCACTAAAATATTCGTTTTTCTCAACATTAGTTACGTACCACCTGGACCAGTCTGCTTTTCTCAATCCTAATCCTAAATATAATTCTTTTGCGCCAACTAATTGTTTACCATCTTTTTCAGTTATCTTTATTAAATCATTCATCTGCATTCCTCCTGTTAAAATATTAATCTACTAACTTTAGCAAAGCATCAAATAAAGGTTTATGCTCTTGCAAAATCTCGTTTAGCAAAGCTTCATCGTAATGAGCTATATAGTTGTAACTTCTTTCAAAAGCTATTTGACTATCTTTACCTATTAGAAAATAGTATCCGGCTCTTTTTCTCAATGTTATATCTAAAACAGACTTGCCATACTCAGGTTTATCTTTATAGTAATAACATTCAACTCTATTCCAACTTGTACAATCTCCATGAGCGCAATAAGTATTTGAATTATCTTTTCTCCTGCCGTCAAACTTTCTTACACCAATACTTTCCATGTAGTTTTTAAATATTTCTGCCAATTGCTTAGTTTCGCAAACGTCTAATATTTTAAATAATTTATCTTTCATGATGGCTCCTTTCTTATAATGTTAATCCGGTATTATTTAGCTTTTTTACAAGGTCGTTTAATTTGTCATCTTTCTTTTGCGCCTTAGTTCTATTGTCATGCACCCAATAATCGCAATTATTAAGCGGCGTTTTGTCCGTAGGTAAGTCTGGAACTTCTTTGCATACAATATATTCTTGTCTCCCAAACCCATAATCATCACTCGTATCGTCAAATCCATCAAAGAAAATACAAGTTAAGCAAGTTTTCAATAATGGATTCTTCCAGCAAATATGCTCATGTTTGATACAGTTAACTTCTCTTATATATTCTCTTTTGCAATGGTCACATTTATATTTAGTTATCTTTTTCATGGTATCTCCTTTCTATTTTGTTTTATAAATTATTAAAGCACCGCTAAATTCTTGAGCACTATATCCATTTGATGATTCTGCTTGAAAAACTCCTACCGAATACTTAATATCAATAATTTCTAACTTACCATCATTTTCTTTTAACCATTTATTGATTTCATAGTCTTGCCCTTCTTGATAATTTAAAAATTCTTTTACTTGTATCATGATTTCACCTCTTATTTTTTATTTTGCTTGTCAATATATTCTTGTAACGCATCCCTAATATGTTCAGCTTGAGTTTTGCCATCTCTGCCACTCGATTTAGCTCCAACAGTTATGCTATTGTCTATAAGCCAGTCTCTTTGTTCTTTTGTCAGATACACTTGAGTTCTTTCCACTGTATCACCCCCTTATATACATTATAATTAAACAACATATATTTGTCAATTAATATCGTACATAATAACAAATATCTTACATAAAAAATTCGTTGACAGTTTACAAAAATGGTGGTAATATTCAATTGTCCAATGTTGTCTAGAAAAAGCATATAATATGTATTGACAATGGATAAATTTAACCCTATAATGGTAAATGTAGGGTGAGCAAGGAGGTTAACCAATGGAATTTAAGACTAAAAAAGAAATTGCAGAAGAATTAAAATGCAGTGAAAAAACTGTTGACAGGCTAAGAAAGGAGGGACTGCCAAGCTATAATCTAGGCGGAAAATTACTTTTTGAAAAACAAGAAGTTTTTGACTGGATAATAAAAAACAAAAAATCATAATAAAAGCCCCCTCAAGATTACTCTACAAGGGAGCTAGATACTATTAAGTACCCAAACATACTTATTGTATCATACTCCTACAAAGAAATCAAATTGGAGGCACTTTATGAAAATTAAATTTACCAACCAACAAGCTATGAACAAGAGATTTACCGAAACAATGGCAAAGCTTACCTTAAGGCTCATGGAAGAAAAATCTTATATTTTATATCCGCTAGAAACAAATAAAAAGAGTGCATAGGAGTGTGTATTATGGAAAATAAAATTGAAGTTTACAAAAATGAGGAATTAGGACAAATAAAGATTGCTTTTCTTAACAAAGAAATGGTTTTTAATCTTCACGATAGTTGTTGGAACTTAGGCTATACAACTAAAAACAATGAAGGCAAAACTTATCTTTATAAAAGCAGAATAGAAAAAATATGTTCAAGCCTTGAAATAACTGGCGTTGACACAACGTCAACGGAATTAAAACCGATAAATACAAATACTGACTTTGAAAACACATGGATAAACGAACAAGCTTTTTATGATCTATGTTTAGAAAGTAAAGCCAAAAACGCAAGAGCTTTCCGCGGATGGGTAACAGGTGAGGTTTTACCGTCTATCCGTGCCACTGGCAGTTATATCGCAAATAAAGCCTATACAGAGGCTTGTGCATCTACTACAGTACAAGACATCAAAATAATAGACGTTGCCCTCTCTACAGTCCTTAAAGTAATGACAGAGGCGCAAATAAATCCTATGTCGAAGCTAATGGCTGTCAAAGAGTTTTATAATAAAATAGGTTTAGAAATACCTACTGGAGTAAATGAAAAAGAAAAATTCTATACAGCAGCAGAATTAGCGCAAATGTGTGGAGTTTATTACAAGAATGGTTATATTGCGAAAGATGCAATTTCAGCTGTTATAAATCAGTTGGATTTATCAGAAAGCGAAAAATTATACTATATAGATGAAAAGGGTAATAAAGCTATGAAGTGTAAAGAATCAGTGACTTTAAAAATTGCTGAATGGTTTGTTTATAGAGGATTCCCCAAAATAATCAGAGGCGAACAAATAGAACATGAAGTAATGTATAAATCTCCTAAAATAGAATAATTGCTGGCGGTTAATATACCGCCTTTTTCTCAAAACATTTTGTACGTTATAGCTTTACAAATAATTCGATATATGTTAATATTAGTTATGGACATGGTGAACATGAAAGGAAGTGAATTAAATGTCAAATGTAACATTAAATCTAGACTTATACGAATTTCTAAAAGATAGAGAAACCCATGTATATACAGAAAAAGGAGAAATTACAGCAATGGTTTGTATGTCTTTTTATGACCTAGACGAATTTATAAGAATTGTCGGAGAAAGATATTTTGATGATGACCCTGTGGAAGTAGTTTTACGCTCTAGATATATTTTCATTGAATTGAATGACGTATTTGAATATCAAGATAATACAGTTTTAGATTATAGAAAATGTTTCCCGGAATCAGAAATTATTGAATGCTTACAAGAAGCCGAAGCTTATAAAAAGAATGTAAGGAAGTGAGTTTAAATGGTAGGCACAATTATAGATTATTCAAGCATTAAGGATTCAATGCACTTTGTTAAAATCGCAAGCGGTGAAAAGATAGTAACTTTGCATGTTGATAAGTTCCCAGACGTAAGACTTGGGGAACAGGTGGAGTTTGATGGTGAAAACTATTCTTTATTAAGTAAAGGAGATAATCATGGAAATAGGATATGAAAAAGGAGAAAAATGCAATAGAAGTGATTGCGACGGGATACTAGAGGAATATGATACAGACACAAGCTGTAGCTGTCATATAAGTCCTCCCTGTTCACATTGCGTTAATAGTAGGGCTTATTGTCCTAAATGTGGTTGGGATGCAAGAGAAGAAGAAACATAGGAAAGGAATAAAACAAATCATAATAAGCAAAATTTCATTGAGAGGGGTTTGAGGCGCTTAAAGGGTAGTACAGAATTTGAAATAAGGACGAAGGAGGTTTTTGAAGTGATTAATGCAAGAGAATTGGTCAGCGAACTTGAAATGATGATAAAAATGTATGGTGAAGAATGCGAGATAGCAACGTTTTCTGGCAAACTTGATGTATATGATGAAAATGGAGATTATAGGCAAGAAATAGACATATAAGAGTTACGCAATGCAAGAATATTTTAAATCAAGGAGGCGCAATATTGGCAAAGAATTATGAAGAAATAACAAGAAAGTTAGTTGCTGAATATTTGAAAGAAAAGACAACAATTCATTCTGTTGCAAGAATGTTTAAGCTTACTTATCAGACAGCTAGAAGTGGAATTTTAAGAATAGAGCGATATGATAAAGAGCTTTATGAAAAAGTAATTTTAAAGCTCAAGGCAAATAAAAGTAGTAGAGTAAGAGGCAAGTACAAAGAGACAATTTGGGACGAGTTTAAAGGTACTACACTTAAAAGAAATGATGTTATAGACATATATCTTATAAATGGCGGCACAGATACTTTGCAAGTAAGTGAATTGCTGCAACAGGTGAGAAGCCATGGAGTTCAAATATTAGGATAGAGGTGTAATAATGAATAAAGTTGTATTAATCGGAAGGTTAACAAAAGATCCAGAGTTGAAATTTACCCCAGGAAGTGGAACGGCTGTGGCAAGTTTCACAATAGCAGTAGACAAGCGAGTAAAAAACGATACTGGGGAAAAGCAAGCTGATTTTATTTCTATAGTTGTTTGGGGCAAGACCGCTGAATATGTGGCTAATTATTCTGCAAAAGGCAAATTGATAGGTATAAGCGGCAGAATACAAACACGTTCCTATGATGCTAAAGACGGCACAAAGCGTTATGTTACGGAAGTTGTAGCGGAGGAAGTACAAATATTAGAGTTTGCTAGAAGTTCAAATAGCGGTAGTGGTAATAGTAATTCTAATGGTTTTAACATGGATGGCATGACAGAAATAGACGACGGAATTGTACCTTTTTAAAGGAGTAAAGTTATGAGCAATAAATTAGCATTTCTAATAACTATAACGGCTCTAGGGAGCTTCATATTATCAAGCATACATTTAGTAGCTTGGATAAGCGGAAAAGCTCACAGTGGCAAAATATTGAAGAAAAGAGGGATTTAATGAAGATAGAGAGAGAAAGTTATCACACAACCTTTGATAAGGAACTAAGAAAAGAGGTTAGTAAAACCGCAATTGATTTAGGCATAGAAGCAAATCAAGTCCTAGAGATTGCTTATGTGTATTTTAAAACTAATTGCAATATAGAAGAAGCCAGAAGAATATTAAAAGAAAGGAATGTTATAAATGACCAATGAAGAACTATTTGCAAAAGGAGATATTGAAGCATTATATAATAATAACTTAAAATATATGTTTAGCTTAAGATACAAATTTAAAGGCATGGACTGGGAAGAATTACAATCTTTATGCAATTTAGGATTTTCAAAAGCAGTCAAGAAGTATTCTCCAGATAAAAATGTTAAATTTATAACTTATCTTGCAATGTGCCTGCAAAATGAAGTATTTAAATATTTTAAAGATAGTAAGAAACACGCCAACTTAGTATATTTAAGCGACTCCGTAGTATCTTATAAAAATGGACAATCGCAGACACTTGAAGACACCCTAAGCATAGAGATTGATTTTTTAGAAAATTTTATTTGCAAAGAAGAAAACGAAGAATTAAAGAGCGCGTTGAACTGCTTAAGCAATAGAGAAAAAGCCGTAATGGATTTAGTATTAAGCAATAAAACTCAAGTTCAAATCAGTAAATTAATAGGAGTCCAGCAAGCAAGTATAAGCAGGATTCAAAAGAGATCAATAAACAAGATTAGAAGATTTTTAAATGGCTACAAAAATTAAATATGCCCGCATGTTCGATATGCACTAATAATAAGCTAGTTACGTACTAGCTTTTCTTTTTTCTGCTAAAATAAAGTAGAGGAGGTGTATACAATTGGCTGATATTAAAAGTTTAAATTATGCGATTGATTTTAATATAAATGATAAAGGGTTAAAAGAAGCGGCAAAAGCTGAAAAGCAAATTGATGATAATTTAAAAAAAGCTGCAGCTAGTTCTTCTACTCTTACAAGTTCTATAAATAATACTGCTACAAGCGCAAAAGGAGCGGCTTCGCAGACAAGCAAAATTGATAACAATTTAAAAAATGCTGCAAATTCTGGAAAAGACTTAAATAAAAGATTGGACGATTCTTTCAAGAAAGCAAGTTCGATCGGTAAAGGGTTAACACTCGGTGTTACTGTTCCTTTGCTTGGAGCGGCTGCAGCTAGTTTTAAATTTGCAAGCGACTTTAATGAAAGTTTAAATAAAGTAGAAGTGTCGTTCGGGAACAATGCAGATTCTATAAAAGAATGGTCAAAAACAACTTTAAATACTTTTGGACTTGCTCAAGGAACTTCATTAGATATGGCGGCTTTTTTTGGAGACATGGGAACTTCCATGGGCATAAATACAAAAGAGGCATCTACAATGAGCCGAAAACTTGTTGGATTAGCAGCGGATTTATCTTCATTTAAAAATATAGGAATAGATCAAGCCACAACTGCTTTGAGTGGAATATTCACAGGAGAAACAGAAAGCATAAAACAACTTGGATATGTAATGACACAAACGAATTTAGAAGAATATGCAAGAAGTAAAGGCATAAAGAAAAGCATGAAAGATATGACACAACAAGAACAAGTTTTGTTAAGGTATAGTTACATTTTGGATAGGTCACGAAATGCTCAAGGAGACTTTGCAAGAACTAGCGATAACGCAGCTAATCAAATGAGAATATTTAAAGAAAGCACTAAAGAATTGGCGGCGACAATGGGTCAAAATTTATTGCCTATTATTACGCCTGTTATAAAAGATTTAAATTCAATGCTAAAAAAGTTTGGAAATTTAAGTCCAACAATACAAAAAAACATACTTATAATTGGCGGCATAGTTGCAGCAATTGGACCACTTATTTTTATTGTTAGTAAAGTCGTTTTGGCATTTATGGCAGTATCTAAAGCAGTCGCAGCAGCAGGAGGTATTATGGCTATACTTACAAATCCGGTTTTCTTGGTAATTGCAGCAATAGCGGCACTTATAGGAATTATGATTTATGCGTACAAAACTAATGACGAGTTTAGAAATGCAATGAATAATTTATTTAAAGCTATGCAAGACTTTGGGAAATTTTTTATGGAATATTTATGGCCGTCTATAAAATCAATTCTACTCGGCTTATGGGCAATGGTTAAAGATATTTTTAATGACATAATTTTAATAATCCAAGGAGTAATAGAAGTTTTTTCCGGGTTAATAACATTTCTTGTCGGCGTGTTTACCGGCGATTGGGAAAAGGCATGGTTAGGGGTTAAACAAATATTTAAAGGCATTGTTGATGCCATAAAAGGTATGCTTTTGGGCGTAATAGACTTAGGTAGAGGCGTTGTGAATACAGCTATAGGATGGGCAAACAACATACCTGGAGTTGAGATACCACTTATAGGTAAATTAGATATGTCAGCGGCAAATGCTGCAAGCTCTGCAATAGATTTAAATAATATACCTGCTTATGCAAGTGGCACAATGAGTGCAGCAGGGGGGGTATCTCTAGTAGGTGAAAGAGGACCCGAATTAGTTAATTTAAATAGAGGTTCGCAAGTATTTAACGCGGATGAAACACAAAGTATGTTTTCTAGACCTTTTAGCGGAAATAAAACTATTAATTTAAAAATAGATTCCCCTATAAGCATTTCTCTAAACGGTGGCGGTGACACTACCTCTACAGCATCGGAGCTAGAAAGAACTTTAGAACAAAAAGTAAAAAATATATTTCAAAAACAATTTGAAATTTTATCAGCACAATTAGGGTATTAAGCTAGTTTTTACTAGCTTTTTTCATATATGTTAAAATTAACTTGAGGGGGTGTGAGCGTTGGGAAATCTATATAAACTAGGTGATATTTATTTTACTTCTGTAGCTGATGAAAGTTATGATTATAGTAATTCTATAACGGAAAATTCTGTTGAAGATGGCTCTATCGTATCGGATCATATTAAAAACAATCTAACAAAATTAAGTATAAATGGAGTATTAAGAGGAATAACCGCATTTCCTCAAGAAGAGTACAATACACTTTTAAACTATCTTAAGAATGGTGAAATTTTAAATTATGTGGGAGTACAATCTTTTAGTCAGTGTGCAATAGAAAGTTTATCTCCAAGTTTTACAAAAGATATTGCAAATGGCTTTGCGTTTTCTATGAGCTTAAAAGAAATTAGAGTTGCAAATAAAGTAATAGTTAATATAAATACAGATGTACTTAATATTCCAAACATAGAGCAATTAAAAACAGAATTAGAGGCACAGAGAAGCATAGATAAGAACGCAATAACTGCAAGAGTAAAAGAAGTAAACGGAGTAGGCAGACAAGGGAAAACTGTTAAAAATACAGAAAGCGTTTTAGATGCTATAAAGGCAACAATTGCACCAGGAGGTATATAGATATGGGAATAATTCCACTTGACAAAACATTAGCTCCTTATAAATTTGAAATATATCTAAGCAATAAAATTTATACTTTGCAAATTGATTATAATGTAACTTTTGATTTTTACACTATAGATTTGAACTATAATGACGAGCTTTTAGTTAAAGGCGAAAAGTTAGTATTGAATCAACCGCTATTTTTAGAAGCATGTCAAGATGCGGACTTAAATTTAAATCCTAATTTTCCGGCAGAAGTTTTATTTATGGGAACTCAAGACAGCTCTATAAAAAGAATCAGCTATGATAATTTAGGGACTACAGTTCAATTGTATTATGTTGAAAGAAGTGAATTGCAATGAGTTTATTTAAAAGAAAAATTCAAGTCATAATCAATGATAAAATGTGGACTTTTCCCGAACTTGAAATAGGATTTAACGTAAAATTTGGCTCTGACGGAATACCAGCAGAGGCTAGTTGTGAAATTATGAATCTTAACGATGATTCAATTTCAAATATTAAAGCAGGACAAAAAATAATAATTAATGCAGGATATGAGAATGATTTAGGGACAATTCTTGACGGTGTGGTTGTTAATAGCTCATTAACAGGCGAAAGAACTGATAGAAAGCTCAAAATAAATGCCTTAAATGTTACAGACCAGTATCTAAATATTCCTATCAATGCTACTTTTTCTGGTCCAGCAACTAGCGAATATTTAATAAAATCTGTTTTGAGTTTAGTCGGAATAGTTCCTAACGTTTTGAGCTTGGGAAGAAATTTAAGTTATCAATTTGGATTTAATGCTAATGGCAAGATGCTTAATGTATTAAGAAGATTAACTGATGAAGCTTGGAGTAAATTAGTAATAAGGAATTCTTCTATTATTATAATGCCAGACATGAAAGGAACTGAAACAGGGTTTTTATCTAATGCCTCTACCGGGTTAATTACAATAGACCCAATTGAAAATGATAATACACCAGCTAAATATAAAGTGAAAATGCTTTTAAATCATGCTATCACAGCTTATTCAATATTAGAAATACAAAGTAAAACATTTAACGGCTTGGCTTTAGTAATAGAAGGTAATCACTATGGAGGCTCTGGAGATTTTACAACTGAATGCGATATTATGCCACTTTAGGAGGTGCAAAATGAATAATAGCGCAGCAATGTTTTTTAATTCAATGGTTAATTCTTTAGGAAATCAATTTAATAATATGATGGTTGGTAAAATTGAAAGCTATAATGATGCAACTAATTTAACAAAGATTGTGCCTCTCCACAATATTCCTAATGAAAATGAAGAATATTCTCCACTCATAAATGTTCCAATGGGTTTTTTTAATTTAGGAGGCTTTACAATAAAAGTAAGCCCAAAAGTTGGGGATATAGTTCTATTATTGTACTGCGATTATGATATAGAAAATCTAAAAATAAACGGAACTAAGCAACAGAAAACAAACAGGACTCATGCATTAGATGATGCAATAGCTTTACCTTTATCAATAAATTTTTTAAATACTTCTTTTAGTAATAATCAAGACTTAACAATTAGCAAGAATGGAACTACATCATATATAAAAATTAAAGAAGATGGAACAATAGTTTTAAATGCGCCTAGTATCAAGTTAGGCGAGTCTGCAACGCAAAAGGTATTAATACAAGGGGGAACGTACGGAACGCCCTCTAGCAAGGTATATGCTGAATAGGAGGTATGGAAATGAGAAGTATTATGTTTAGCGGTGGCGATATAGTTATAAATTCAAAAAGGCTACAAATGGTAGAAGGCTTAAGTCAAAAGATGCAAAGAACTAGGACGGCTTTATTAACAGTCTTAGGAGAGCTTTTTTACAATGCTGATGCAGGATTAAACTATTCAGAGATATTAGATGTTACAGAAAAAAATATATCAAACGAGCGTAAAAAAATAGCAATTGTTGAAGCGATGATGAAAGATAGTAATGTTGAAAAAGTAGGAGAGATAAGCATTACAACTAATAGATTAAGCAGAAAAACTGAAATAAGTTTAAAATTAAAATATAAAGATGAAAATACAATAACTGCGATTGGAGGTGTAACAGTTGGCTGATTACGGAATAACAGCAAAAGGATTTAATAAAAAACCTTTTACGGTTTTGCTAAGCGAATTTGAAGCAGATTTAAAAAGTGCTGAACTGTTTGGCGAGAATATAGATTTTTCAGACCAAGATCCATTAAAACAATTTTCAGTACCTATTATAGAGCGATTTGCAGTTTTATGGGAACTAGCAGAACAAGTTTTTTACAGTGGTTCCCCTAAATACGCAGAAGGTGTACCGCTATCATATGCTGGTAAAAACATAGGAATAAGCAGAAAACAGGCAACTAAAAGCAAAGGAATTGTCAGATTTACTGGTAGTCCTGGAACTAATATTCCTATAAATTATCAAGTCGCTACAGATACAAATATTTACTATGCAACTACGGAAACAAAAGTTATTCCTACTGGTGGTTATATAGATGTTAATGTAGAGGCTATATTAGCCGGAGAAAATGGAGATACCGCAACAAATACTATAACCAAAATAGTAAATCCGATTATTGGTTTATCTTCTATAACAAATCAAGCAGCTACAGCTGGAGGACAAGACGAGGAAAGTGATGTTTTGTTTAGAAATAGATATCAAGATTCTACAGCAAGCGGCGCAGGTTCTACGGTAGATGCTATAAGAGCTAATGTGTTAAAAGTTACAGATGTGCAGGATGCTATTGTAACCGAAAATGATACAGAATCTACAGTTAACAGTATTCCTGCAAAATCTTTTTTAACACTTGTAAAAGGTGGAGACAATACAGCAGTTGCAATGGCTATATTTCAAAAGAAACCAGCAGGAATAAAGAGCTACGGAACCACTACGACTAATATTACAGATACCCAAGGAATTAGTCATGCTATTAGCTTTTCGCGTCCTACAAATGTAAATGTATGGATAGAGGTTAATACAACAGTAGATTCAAACTATCCAGTGGATGGCAACGACTTAATTAAAGCTGCAATATTAAATTATATAAATAGTATAAAACTTGGCGAAGATGTTTTAATATACAAGCTAATAACTTTAATATCTAATTTAGGATTAAATGGAATTTTAGATTTATCTATAGAATTAAGTACAGATGGTTCAAGCTATGCAGCAAGCAACGTAACGATAGACAGTGATGAAGTTGCAGTTACTGAATTAGCAAAAATAACAATAGTTTAGAGGTGGTATTGTGGCTATCTTAGATGAAATGATTGAATTATTACCTTATCACTTAAGAGAAGGAGAAAATATAAAAAAATATTATACTGCTATTGCTAATAAATTTGAGGAATTGATTGCAGTTTTTGCAGATATAAGAGATTGTTTGGACCTGGATAAAGCTCACGATTTTGGACTAGACATTATAGGTGATAAAGTCGGAGAGGTACGGAACGGATTAACAGACAATGATTTTAGAGAAGTATTAAGAACTAAAATTATAAGCAATAGAAGTGACGGAAGTATAGAAACTCTAAATGATTTTGGAAGATTAATCTTGAAAGAATATTTTACAGGAATAATTGAATCCGATAATCCAGCAGAGATAATTTTAAGATATACATATCCTTTAATAAATAATCCAGAACAAATTTTTAAAAAAGTTGTTTCGGTAGGAGTAAAAATAAGTACAGAATTAGAAACTTATGTCCCAGTTGCAGGAGCTTATAAACTTGGGCAGATACCATTTACAAAAGTATCATCAACTATTTAGGAGGTGCAAAGTTTGAAAAAACTTGTTTTTAGAGGAAAAGAATTTGAAGCTTATAAAATAACCAAAAATGATAAATCTATCATTTTCTATGATGAAAAAAATGTTGAAATTTACAGATTGCAGCCTTTATCACAGGATTTAACAGAATATGTTGTTTATGATGAAAATGAAAATGTTTGTTCATTTGATTGCAATGATTTTAATACTAATATAATAACTACCGGAACTGATGTAATGCGTTTAATATACGCAATAATGAAAGAAAATACAGAACTTAAAGAAAGAATTGAAACTCTTGAAGGTGGTGTATAGTAATGAGTTTAAAAGATTTATTTGACGAACTTATAGAAGAAGCCAAGAGCGACAAAGAAACTTTATTAGATATGCTTGAGGAGATAAAAAAAAGAAACGAGATAACCCCAGTGATTACTGATGAAGAATACAATAATATTAAAAGTAGAATTGAACAATTGCCAGAATAAAGTGAGGTGATAATGTGGCAAAACGAGTAATTTTTACTGATAGAATAGTCCAATATCCAGAACGATACGGATTAACTGATTTGGGTGGTGGAACTTATGAAATTATAGAAGCTCCAGGAACAGTAACAAGCGACGGAACTGCATTTACGGCATCTGTTTTTAACGCTTTATCTGATGAAATAATATTTAAACTTAATGATACAAGCACATCAACAACAGCTTATACATGTTCTATAGATAACTTTAGTGCATACTACGAGACTTTAACAATACTATTTAAACCAGCTAATACCAACACAGGAGCCTCTACACTTAATGTTAGTGGAGTAGGAGCAATTGCAATTAAAAAAGTAAATAACAGCGGTAATATTGTTGATATAGTAGCAAATGACTTAATCAAAAACAAATATTCAACCATGACATACAACGGGACATATTTTATAATGAATAATCCTAGCGCAGATTTAGCGCAGTTAATAACAGATATGGACAGTTTAGAAACTAGACTAGACACCGACGAAACCGTATTAAATGCAATTAAAAATGAAACTGTTAAATTTGCGGTAAGTACAGGAACGGCAAATAATTATGCCGCAAATATAAGCAGTGTGGCTTCTTTATACGCAGGGTTAAGTATAAATCTAGTTATTAACGTCGCTAATACTGGCACATCTACATTAACCGTAAATTCTTTAGCCTCAAAAACTATAAAATTTAATGGTGTTAATGTTACCGCAGGAATGTTACCGCTAAATAAATTGTGTCATGTGATTTATAACGGTGTAGATTTTGAATTACAACCTACAGCAAATCAATTAAGCGATTTACAAGCGGCTTTAAACATTCACAAAACATCATCCGATCATGACGGCAGATATTACACAGAAACCGAATTAGGAGCAACAACCAGCGGAAGTAGTGGCGCAACCAAAATCGGAGTAACAACAATATCCGGATTAACCGGCAATAATGTTCAAACATGTTTGCAAAATTTAAATGCAAACAAAAATAACATTGTTGATGACACAACAGGCATTGAGTATAAGCTAGGAATAAATAACGGATTATTATATATAAAGGCGGTGTAAATATGGCAGGAGAAATTTATATTGCAGATAAAGCAACGCTAGATAAAGTCGGTAAAGCTGTTGCAATTGATGCTACATATGCAAATAATTTAGATACGACTACATCTGATGCTGCTACATTGATAATAAATATAACAGGTAAATGTCAATTACTTGGTGCATATAATACAGATGGATCAGCGGAAAGAACTTTAAGTATTAGAATAGATGGAGCTACAAATAGAATCGGAGTTATGGTACCTACGCGAGGTTTTGTAAATTTAGCTGATTTTAATATTGTTGCAAACACATCGATGTATTTAAGCACCAATAGTAATACGGATGTAAAAGTATTTTACAGATTATTACCATAAGAGGTGAAAAAATGATATTAATGAAAGAATATATAAAAGATAATATGCTAATTAAAGAATATACCAAAGATGGAATTAGCATAAGCCACATTGTAGAAATGCCATTAAATAAAGAAATTGAAGAAGAAAAAGAAGAATGATTTAAAGGGCGGTTAATCCGCTCTTTTGTACGTTATTACTTAAAAAATGTTATAATAATTATATACATTAAAGCTATATCTTATCGGAGGGAGGTGGCTTGGTGTGGAATAAAATTGAAAGAAATAAAAGTTCTACATTTGTATTGTTAATAGCTTTAATAGCTTTATCGGCAGGCTTTTTTATGGGTTCAACATTTGGTAATTATGTAAAAGTTGAGCAAAATGTAAATGTAAATACGGACAGAGAAAAAACTAAGATAAATCTAAATGATGCCACTGAAAAAGAATTAATGACACTGCCAGGAATTGGAGAGGTTAAAGCCAAAAATATTATAGATAGTAGACCTTTTAAAAGCACCACACAATTAAAAAATATTGTCGGAGATAAAATATATAATTCCATTCTAGATATGGTGGAGGTGAGTTATTGAAATGCCTTACGAATTACTAACAAATGTTTCTGCTGCCGTTGCAATGATGATATTATTAGGGTTTTTGATGAAAAATTATGTAGATAGCAGGAACAAGGAACAGGAAAACTTTCAAAAATTAGTTACAGAGGTTAGAACAGAAAGCAAAGAAAGAGAAGATAAATTAATAAACCAACTGGATAAATATAATACAAGCTTGCAGGAAATATCTCAAAACATGAAAGTTATTCCAGAAATGAAGCGAGATATAGAATTTTTAAAAGAAAAGGTGATAAAATAATTTTAAAATCGGAGGAACAAAATGAATAATTTAGATTTAGTAGTTTATGCTAAAAAAGCATTAAGCGAAAAATGGGGTTATGTTTGGGGTACTTTTGGACAGCTATTAACCAATGAATTATTACAACAAAAAATAGCTCAATATCCTAGTGGCGTTGGTGATTATGAAAGCTTTATAAAAAACAATTGGCTTAATAAAAAAGTTTCTGATTGCGTAGGATTAATTAAAGGCGCTTATTGGTCCGAAAGTGGAAATTTAAAATATGATTCTAATACTGATGTTTCTGCTGATACAATGTTTAATTTAGCTAAAATAAAAGGCAACATGAGCGATATGCCAGATATGCCAGGATTGTGTTTATGGAAAGCTGGACATATAGGCATATATATAGGTAATGGGTTGGTTATAGAGGCTAATAGCACACTTAAAGGTGTAATACAAACACCACTTTTGGGAACTGGGCGTACTCCTTGGACTAATTGGCTAGAATGCCCTTATATAGAATATATTAAACGAGAAACAGAACCCACTATAGAATATCAATCGCAAGTTCAATTATTAGGCTGGCAAGAATGGAAAGCGGATGGCGAAGTTTCTGGAACAGAGGGCAAATCTCTTAGGCTTGAAGCTCTAGCGATAAATGTAGATAAAGGAAATATAGAGTTTAGCGGTCACATTCAAAATGTTGGCTGGCAAGAAAATAGACATAATGGAGAAATAATAGGAACAGTAGGCAGAGGATTAAGGCTTGAGGCTGTCAAAATTAAGTTAATTGATTTACCAGGATATAGCGTGCAATATCAATCACATGTAGAAGGTATAGGCTGGATGGATTGGTGCTACGATGGCGAAGTTTCCGGAACAGTTGGCAGAGAATTAAGGATAGAATCTATTAAAATAAAAATAGTTAAAAAATAAGGAGCGTATAAATTATGGAACAATTATTAAGTTTTATATGGGAGTATAGATTTATAATAATAATCATAGTTGCAGTAATTCTATATGCTGTGTTTAGCTGGCAAAACTTTAAAACTAAAGCTTATGCATTAATGCTCCAGGCTAAAAGCTTGGCTAAGGATGCAATATTAAAAAGCGGAGATCAACAAGCAGAGTGGGTTGTAAAAAAAGCTTACAATATGTTACCTATCGGCTGGCAATTGTTTATTACAGAGGATAGATTAAGAAAAATAATTTATTATCTCTATCATAAAGCAAAAGACTATTTAGATGACGGCAAAATAAATAATAGTATAAAATAATAATAAACAAGCTATACATATTTTTTATGTATAGCTTGTTGTTTTATATATGTCGGTTGTCCTACGTAGTTTAAAGAGCAAAAATAAAAAGGGATAAACCCTTTATAATCTTGGATGCACATCTAATGTTTCACCGTCCCAATATATCACTTCGACTAATTCATTTACAATTCTTTTCTTTTCAGTCATAGTCAAAGATTGAAAGTTATTAATTAAATATTTAGTGGTATTATTAAATATTTCAAAGTTCATAGTTTTAATTACAGTATCATTTTTATCACTTTTTAAAAGTGTTATCTTTTTATTTAACTCTTTTATTTCCTCGTCTAACTTTTCTATTTTTTGCACAATGTATTTGCTTGCTGTAGAATTTTCAGCATCAATTAATTTTTCTGTTAATTTACCGATATCCTTAGATAATTTTTCAATTTGAGCTTGAAAATTTTTTATATCTTTTTCAATATTGTCAGTTTCTAATAACTGTTTATTTTGATTAAATAATTCTTTTGCTCCTTCATGGTCATAATATGTCCGTTTAAATTGCTCTATAAACAGTTTATCCGCTTGTATGCCTGCTATATTTTTAATGCTGCAGCTTTTGCCTTTGGTTAGAACTTTATTGGAACATCTATAATAATGATTTTTTCTTACTCCATTATCATAATCCGCAGTCACGCTAAAGAATCCGCCGCAATTACTGCAGCGAATTAATCCAGCAAGTAAAGCGTCCATTGCTTGCCCTTGTCTTGGAAACTTGTCTGCATTTCTTAAAAATCGTTCTTGTACATCAATCCACTTTTCAGATTCTATGCAGTATGAGTGCCTACCTATTGCAATTATCCACTCGCTAGTATCTTTATATACTATTTTCTTTTTAGATTGATCTTGCTTGTTATAGCACATAACACCATATTCGTTATTATCTCTAAATTCTTCAACAGAGTTACAAATTTGCATATTATTTTTCTTAGCATAATTATAAAAATTTATATCAGCTTTACAATAAAACGGATTCGAAAGTATGCGCCTAACAGAATTTATATTAAATGTTTTACCATTTTCGGTTTTAATATCATTATCTATCAAATATTTATTAGTGCTATTTAAACTGTTAAATTCTATATATTTTTTAAACATAATTTTTACTTTATCTATATTTGAATTATCTATATCTAAATAACATTCTTTCCCTATGCCTATTTTTTTATAGCCAAAAGGTGTATTCCCTCCTAACCATTTGCCGCTTTTAGAAAGCTCTAACATGTTGTCTCTAACTCTTTCTGCGATAGTTTCTCTTTCTAATTGTGCAAACACACCAGCAATATACAACATAGCTCTACCCATTGGCGAAGTGGTGTCAAATTGCTCTCTTATAGATATAAATTCTATATTGTACTCTTGCAAATCTTCAATTATTTTAGCAAAGTCGCCTATATTTCTGCTTATTCTATCTAATCTATAGCAGAGAATTATATTAAACATTTTATTTTTGGCATCCTTCATCATTTTAGAAAAGTTAGGGCGGTCAATATTGCCGCCGCTAAATCCTTCATCCTCATAAACAAAGATATCGTTTACTTTTTTATAGTTTTTATGTATGTATTCTTTACACATTTGAACTTGGTTTTCTACGCTATCTGAATTCTCTATGTATCTGCTTTTGCGACTATATATCGCTATGTTTAAATTATCCATAATTTTCACCATTTTCCGAACAGACTTTTAACAATAATTCAATTTCCTTCTCATTAAGATAGACAAATTCCCCATTGACTCTGATTGCTAGAACCCCTTTCATTTTGTCGTTTTCTTTGTTGCTTGTACCTTTTTGTACGGACATAAAAACACCCCCGCTTATTTGTCTTTGTCGTTCTTTTTATCCTCTTGTGCATTTGGTAAAAATTTAGATGTTAATATTTTTTTAAGTTCATCATGTTCTTTTATAATAGCGTACATTTGTTCGTATGTCAATCCGTTAGGAAAAACATGCTTTGACAAAAATAGGTCATATAATAACCCATCTTTTTCAATTGAATTGACAAGAATCTCGTCTTGTTCTTCAAGTTCTGTATCTCCTAGCAACCATGATATAGGCACGTTTAAAGCTGCAGCTATGTCCGCCGCTTTTTTCATACTAGGAACTGCTTTGCTATTTTCAACGTCGGATAAAAAACTTGCACTTACTTTGCTTTCTTCTCCCAACTTTCTTAGACTCCACCCTAATTCTTCTCTTTTGCTTTTCATTCTAATTCCAATTTCTTTAAACATATATTTTACTCCCTTATTTTTATAATTTTTGTTTATATATATTTCACAATATATTTATTATGTCAGTTTCTGCAAAATTTATTCAGTCGTAGTTTACATTTTTTATTATACACGCAACAAATGTAAAGTACAAGCGTAAAATTGTGCAAAATTGATTAACATAAAGCATTAGAAGAATAGTCCTCTCTCATACTCTCTCATGCTCGTTTATGCTGTTATTTGCTAAAATATAAGAGTTGAAAAATGTTCGCTATTAGTTTACAATTAAATCATGCTAAACGTTAAATGTTAATCAACAGCAAACAAAAGGAGGTTTAAAAATGTGCTTTGGAACTAAAGTAAGAATAGCAAGAACTAAATTGTCAATGAATCAAACAGAACTTGCTGAAAAAGCTAAAATAAGCAGAACTTATTTATCTGAAATTGAGAGAAATAAAGCTATACCAGCTTTTACTCTTGCAGTAACCATTTCAAAATTGTTTCCAGACGAAAAACTAATTGAAGCTTATGTCGAAATGATAAGTAAGGAAGTGGATAATAATGAAAGTAAAATTTAATGGCAACTGGGGCAAAAATAGCAATGTTAGTAAATCTTTTACTGCACTGATGTTCGATATAACATTACAAAATGTTTTAAAATCGGACAATGAGAAAAATAAGAAAGTTAATTAAGGGAGGTTTAAAGTGGCAAATTTAAAAGAAATTTTGCAAGACTTAAACTCTAAAATTAAAGAGCTTAACAGCATAGGTTATAACATATTTGACGAACAGCAACAAGAATATTTTATGAATACTATAAGGTATGACAGTGATTCAGATAAATTAATATGCGTATTCAAGGAGGATAAATAAATGAGCGATTTAGTAAAAGCAAATAGCCAAAATAATGTTAAAGGTTTACTAGCAAATGTAGGCTATAAGAAAAGGTTTGAAGAAATACTTGGCAAGAAAGCTGCAGGGTTCATGAGTTCTTTGATTAATCTTACAAACTCTGACGTTAACCTTTCAAAAGCTGATGCAAACAGCGTAATAGCATCCGCAGTAGTTGCAGCAACATTGGATTTACCTGTTGACAAAAATCTCGGATTCGCGTGGATATTGCCTTATGGTACTAGAGCACAGTTCCAATTAGGTTATAAAGGCTATATACAGTTAGCTTTAAGAACAGGTCAATATAAAAATATCAACGTAATTGAGATTTACAAAGGTCAATTAATAGACTTTAATCCACTTACAGAAGAATTAAAACTTGATTTTTCTAAGAAGGAAAGCAACGAGGTAATAGGGTATGCAGCTTACATTAAACTTGTTAATGGATTTGAAAAAACTGCATATAAGCCTAAAGAAGATGTAATAGCTCACGCCAAAAGATTTTCTAAAACTTTTAATAATGGTCCATGGAAAACCGATTTCGATGCGATGGCTAAAAAAACAGTATTAAAAAATACTTTAAGTAAGTGGGGAATACTCTCTATAGAGATGCAAACAGCAATTCAAGCAGACCAAGCAATAATTAAAAATGATGTTGCGGAAGGTGCAGAGGTAAGCGCAGAAACTATTGAATATGTTGATAATGTTAAAGATACTGAATTTACTCCAGTTGATAAAGAACCAGTAACAACTAAGCTAGACGGCAAATTTAAAAAAGCAGAGGAAAAAGAAGTAAAAGAAGAAAATATCTATGAAGGTACACCTTTTGATGGGGAGGAAAATTAATGAGTGGACCTATAAATTTGACGGGTCAAAAATTCGGAATGCTTTATGCTGTAAAGTGTGTTGGCAAAAATAAATGGGGGAACTTAGTTTGGCTTTGTAAGTGTGATTGCGGTAAAGAAAAACTATTATCGTCTGGCGAATTAAGGAAAGGCATAGTTAAAAGTTGTGGATGCGCTAAAAACAAATTAATATCAAACTCTAAAATAAAACATAATATGTCCGATACTAGATTTTATAAAATATGGGAAAGCATGAAAAGAAGATGCGACAATTGCAAAGACAATAAATTTAATAGGTATGGAGGCAGAGGAATAATATATCAAAACTCATGGAAAGAATTTAAAAGTTTTAAAATTGATATGTATGCTGATTATTTAATTCATGTTTTTAAGTTTGGCGAAAAAAATACAACTCTTGACAGAAAAAATGTAGACGGGAATTATACTAAAAGCAATTGTAAATGGTCAACCGCTAAGGAGCAACAAAATAATAGATCAAACAACACAACAATAACTATAGGAAACGAAATTTTAACTATAAGTGAGGCGGCTAATAAATTTAAAATATTGCAATCAACTTTAAGCTATAGGATTAGAAAAGGATGGGATATAAATAAAGCTATTTGCCCTCCATTAAAAAAATAAGAGGTGTTTATATGGAACTTTTAAAGCTCACAGATGATAATTATTTTTCGAAAGAGGCTCATAAGCAATATGTTTCAGTCTCTCAATTCAAAGCTTTTTTAGATTGTGAAGCTGCGGCATTTGCCGAATTAAACGGAATTTGGGAAAAACCTCAAAAAGATGTTTTTCTTGTAGGTAATTACGGACATAGTCATTTTGAAAATAGCTTGGATAAATTTAAAATTCAGCATCCAGAAATATTTACTAAGCAAGGAACTTTAAGAGCTGAATACAAGCAAGCTGATGAAATGATTAATGCTCTTGAAACAGATGAGATTTTTAAAAGCATATTTGTTGGAGAAAGCGAAATAATTTATACTGCTTTTTTATACGGCACATGGTGGAAAATCAAAGTTGATAAGCAAAATATAAAAGAAGGTTATTTTGTAGATTTGAAGTTTATAAAAGACTTTGAAAGGGTATGGGACGGAAGTCAAAGAAAAAAAGTTACCTTTGTAGAAAAATACGGATATTTAATCCAGATAGCTATATATAGAGCGGTTATATGTGCTAATTTGAATATTAACCCAGAAGATTTAGAAGCTTTCATTATAGCAGTAACAAAACAATCTCCACCAGACAAAATGGTTTTGAGATTTAATCCAGAGGATTATGAAATCGGCTTAAAAGTTGTAGAGAATAATATTGCACATATTTTAGATGTTAAAAGTGGCAAGGTTCCACCAACTAGGTGTGAAAAATGCGACTATTGCAGAGCTACTAAGAAACTTGATAGAGCTTATCATTATTCAGAATTATAAAAAATGTGAAATAATTTTGAATTAATTAAGGAGGTTTTTGAATGCAAAAATTATATTGTTTTGCAATAGAAGAAATAAAAGAATTGAAAAGTCTAATAGGGATTGCCAACCATGACAGTTCAGTTATTGAGCAAAATATCAACAACCCTAAATGCATAGAAAAATGCACAGAAAATATTAGCACAGCCGCAATCAAAGCATTAGAACTTTTAGAAGGTAAATAAATTGAAAGGAGAAAAATTATGAGATTAGTTTGCGCAGGTAAAATCACAAAGTGCGTTAAAGAAATTTCTTACGCCCCTAAGTTCGGAATAGCTGAACAAAATAAAAAGGAAGGTGAGAAGTTTGTTAATAAAAAGCTTACAAGGTAAATTGTTTAAAGTAGATCATACGGAACTTTATATTAAACCTTTTTTCAAAGACGGAATTGCGAATGAGTATTCCATATGCACCAATGGAGGAAATGTTGAGATAATAATTGTTACTTATTCTGACAAAGAAATAGCTAAGCACATGCTTAAGCTGCTTGATTTATATAAAAAGCATCCTTGTGAAGTTAATGTTTTGTCGGAAACTACAATTGCGCGTGATTTATGGTTAATAGCTTGTAGCAGATACAAAGTTGCATGTGAAAAGAAGGGAATAAAGTAATGGTTGGAAATAGAATACCTTTTAATGATGTTTTAAAGCTCCAGGACGACACTTTAGTGTACTTGCTAGGGGATACGTCCCCTTTAAGATACATTGAGCATGTAGGCGATAAAATAACACTTCACAGGCTATGCAGTGATGACAGAATATTTTTTAATAAAACTACAGAAAAATTATTAAATCTAAAAATATATGAGTGGAAAGTGGAGGGATTAAATTGAAAAATGAAGTGGTCCAAGAAAGAGTTTTAAAGGTTGCTAAATTTACAATACTAACCAACAGCACTATAAGAGCTACTGCAAAAATGTTCGGGGTTAGTAAGAGCACCATAGGGATGGATTTAAGCAAGAGAATAAATATCTTGAATCCAAAGCTTGCAGAGGAAGTTAAAAAAGTTTTGGATAATAACTTTAGTGAGAAGCATGTTAGAGGTGGCAATGCTACAAAACTAAAATACAAAAGTTAGGGAGTAGGAATTTGAGGGCAGAAGTAAAGGCTTGTGAGATATTTTTTTACCCATGATGTACGCTATAACTTAATTATTTTATAAAAAGTGTAGCAAAATGTTAAGTTATAGCGTATAATATTATTAGATAGAGGGTGATAAGTTGATAAAGATAGCAGAACTTACAAAGGAACTTGATGTTCACGTAAATACGGTATACAAGATGATTAAACAAGGTATGCCACATTATAAACTTGAAAAAGATTATAGGTTTGATATCGAAGAGGTTAAAAATTGGCTAAAAGAAAGAAATAATAAAAGAGGTGATTAAATGGCAACAGAAATTAATAGAATATGCCCTCATTGCGGAAGCAAGTTAGTCTATGACACTTACAAATATCCGAACAGAAAAAGCGAGCATATAGCTTACTGCGATAACGATAAATGCCCAGTGAAGCCTTGCACAGATTCCTCAACAGCTTCAAATGTATATGCAGATATATTAGCTATAACAGGAGATAAAGAATGAGAAGGTGATTAAATGGCACAGCGCAGGATGTTTTCTTTAAAGATTATAGACACAGATTTATTTTTAGATATGCCGATGACGACTAGATTACTATATTACGATTTAAACATGAGAGCTGATGACGATGGGTTTGTCGCATCACCTAAAAAAATACAAAGAATGGTTGGTTGTAGCGATGATGATCTTAAATTATTAATAGCAAAGAAATTTATAATTCCTTTTGAAAGTGGAGTCTGCGTAATAAGGCACTGGAGAGTCCACAATTATATTCAACCAGACAGATACAGTTCTACGATGTATCAATACGAAAGAAATATGCTTGAGAATGAAAATGGAATTTATAATATTGTCCAATGTGAAGCGGAAACAAAATGTATACAAAATGTAGTACAAAATGTAGACAATATGTCTTACAATTTGGATACACAGGTTAGGTTAGAGTTAGGTAAGAGTAAGGATATAGATAAAGAAATAAATACTGATAATTATCCAGACGAATTTCAAGTGTTTAACTTCTGGAATGAATCTAAAGCTGGAATGAATCATAAAGAACTAGCACCATTTTTAAAAATGATTACTACAGCTATAAAAAAGTACAAGTTAGAAAATGTCATAACAGGAATAAAAAGATTATCTATTGCTTATAACGATAAGTCATATTTCTATAAACAAAATTGGAACTTAGGTAAATTTTTAAAACAAGGCAATGGAATATCAAGCTGGATAAATGATGCAGAGTATTGGAATGCTTATGTAAAAGCTAAAGACTCCAAAGGGGGAGAATATGGAGGATTTAATTCGCAGAATAATGGAGGTAGCAAAGGCAAGTGGGCAGGATACAAGCCGCCAGAACCAACAATCACAAACACAGATGAAACAGGAATTATATAAATGCAATATTTGCAAAGATACTGGGTGGATTATGCAGGAGCAAACTGAATCACAACCTACAATGAAAAGGTGTGAATGTTACAAGATGGAAAAGGCTAAAAGATTGTGGATTAACGCAGGGATAAATATTGAGCAATCTAGGCAGACTTTTAGCGCATACACAACATGGAACGAAACATCAAGGAGAGCAAAAGAAACCGCCATAAGCTACTGCAATAATTTTGACAAGATAAAAAGCACTCGAAATAATAGCATAGCTTTTATAGGTCAAGTTGGGAGTGGTAAAACACATTTAAGCTTAGCTTTAGCGATAAATTTTCTTAGCAAAGGATTAGCAGTAGTGTACATGCCTTACAGGGATGTTATAACTAAAATTAAGCAAAACATGATTGATGAAGAATACTACAAGAAAACTTTAAGCAAATTTCAAACTTGTAAAATATTACTTGTCGATGACTTGTTTAAAGGCAGCATGAAAAATGGAAAACCAAATGAAACTGACATAAATATAATGTTTGAAATTATAAATTATAGATATTTAAACAATCTGCCGTTAATAATTAGTTCGGAATACATAGCAGATCAATTACTTGATTTTGACGAGGCTGTGGGAAGTAGAATTTTACAGATGTGTAAAAGCTTTACTGTACAAATTGAGGGGAGGGAAAACAATTATAGATTGAAATAGAAAGGTGATGATTATGAGCAATACAGCAGCAAGATTAAACCAAGGCAAAGACAAAATAATAATCTTAGAAGGCTTTGACTTCATGTGGGACACAAAAAAGATTGATGAAGTAATAGAGCTATGGAATAATGGTACAGCATTACAAGAAATGGTTTGTAAAGCTAAAAGGAGAGAGGAAGAATTATTCTTGCTACTGTTACATCTATCTCTGAAAGGAAGGATTAAAAAGAGGGGTAGAGGGATTTGGGGAAATTAAATAAGTCGTAATAGCTAATTATAACGAATCAAGGAGGATATAAAAATGAACAACGATTTGATGTTTAGCAGTAAATCTAATGAATGGGCTACACCACAGAAACTATATAACAAGCTCAATAGCGAATTTCATTTCACTTTAGATGCTGCAAGCACACACGAAAACGCGAAATGTGAAAGGCATTTTACTATAGAAGAAGATGGATTGATGCAAGATTGGAGCAATGAAGTTGTATGGCTTAATCCTCCTTACGGTAGAAAGATAGATGAATGGATTTTTAAAGGATGGAATGAAGCTCTTTGGAATAATGCTACTGTAGTATGCTTAATACCTGCTAGAACGGACACAAAGTATTGGCATGATTACTGTATGGATGCATCGGAAATACGGTTTATAAAGGGTAGATTGAAGTTTGGCGATAGTAAGAATGCTGCCCCTTCCCTAGTGCCTTAATCGTATTTAAACCAAGCAAAAGCGATTTAAAAGTGATTAGTTATAAGGACACAATTTGAAAATAATACGAACTAAATTGGAGGTGCAAAATGATATTAAAAGAATTATTTAAAACTCAAAGAAAACTTGATGAAAAGATAATTGAAAATCATAATCTACATGGAAGGGACTTATTCAGTAGGAAGATAGCCGCGTTTGTTGTGGAAATGAGCGAAATGGCAAACGAAATTAGGTTTTTTAAATACTGGTCGAATAAAGGACCATCACTAAAGGAAACCATACTGGAAGAATATATCGATTCACTCCACTTTCTATTAAGCATCGGTAATGAAATTGAAGAAATATATAATCTTGGCGAATCAATTAAAAACTTTGAATATGAGCCTTATTTGAACTATAAAGATTTTACAGATAACTTTATTGAAATCATAAGGGAAATATGTAAACTAGAATATTATTCAGACAGCAAAATGATGTCTTGGCAGCTATATATAGAAGTTATGAATATGCTGCTAGGCTGGGGAAATAAGCTGGGATTTGGATTTAAAGAAATAGAAACAGGATACTACAAGAAAAATGAGATTAATTTTAAAAGACAGGATAGTAATTATTAATATATCTGTGTTCGATATAGCTTAATTAGGAGGGGAAATGAACGAAGGTAAATTATTTGAAAAAGATTTTATTGACAGTGTGCCAGAACAATTTTTTAAATATAGGCTTAGAGATAGTGCAGGGACGTGGCAAGGCGGCGAAAACACAAGATTTACTCCAAGTAATATATGTGATTTTATAATTTATACTGGCAAATTGTTTTTATTGGAACTAAAAAGCCACAAAGGGAAGTCAATTCCACTAAGTTGCATAAGAGAAAATCAATTAAATGGGTTGCTAGAAGCTTATAAAAAAGGAACACACGCAGGGTTCGTATTTAACTTTAGAGATATTAACGAAACTTATTATTTGACAGCAAATAGCCTAAATAGCTTTATGGCAACCAATAACAGAAAATCAATACCATTAAGCTATTTAAAAGAATCCGGATTACTTATACCGCAAAAAATGAAAGGAAGGAGTAAAATACATCAAATCTACGATTTGACAGTATTAATTAATTAATAAAGAAGGTGAAGAAATGAGCAATATAAACTCAATTTTAAGCAATTTAAGTTTTACCGACAGAATGATTTTAAATCAATACATCAAGCAGGAATCTTTTAAAGAAATTACAAAAGCAACTAATCTACTTCATGAAGCGGCGCAAGAAAGAGAGCAAATTATACTGAAACAAAATGAAAAAGTTTGGGAAATCATAGACGGTAACTTGATACTGGCAATGAGAGAAAGCAAGATAAGCGAGGAAAGAATTGATAAGATACTAAAGAGAATGTTGGAGCTCACACGGTTAAATGAAAACACTAAGCTTTCAGCATTAAAAGAACAACCAAGCAGAGACTTTGAAATACTAAGCAAGGATGAATACAGAGATCTAATCGAGGAACTTTTAGAAGGGCACTGTAAGGGATGCATGAAGCATGATAAACACTGCAATGTTTACAAGCTTATGAAAAAACACAGCATCCCAGGCAGTAGTCATAAAAATAAATGTAAATACAGTTATTAATTATAACAAATAAAAGGAGAGATTGGAATGATTAAAAATATAAAACCTATAAA